TTATGAACGATCGGCTGCCATCATCGCGAAGCCCCGAAGCGCGGTCTCTGTATTTCTAACGGCAGCGCTAAGCTCAAGCTCAACCGGGTCGTCGCTCTCCAGTGAAGAGAACACCCAAGTGTCGGCATCGAAGGCCAGGTCGGTGTAGGCGGCGTACGCGTCTGCGTCATCTGCCTTTCCTGAGAGCAGCATGTTCGCCTTTGACTGCGCTGCTCGCTTCAGATGAATCTGCGCATCTACAGCCTTCTGTCGAACAATCTTGAGTATCCGCAGCACGGCTTCCACTGAATCTGCTGCCTCTTCTCCCAAGGCAGCACGCACCCTGTATCGAATCGCCTCAAGCTGAGCCGTCGTATCAGCGTGGGGAACATAGCGGAGCTCGATCGCTCCGTAGACCCGCCTGCGCTCGTGGTCTTCAGGAGATTCGCCCTCTTTGGGAGTGATCATTTTCGATTCGGCCTCTGCCACTACCGGGCGACGGAGGTCTTTAATCACGTCCCGCACTCCATAGACGAGGGTTAGCGCATCCTCTGCGAGCGCTTGACTCTTCGTGGCCTTCAACTGTTTCCGCCATGACGAAAGGCCTGCCCAGCCAACCCAAGCCAGGACGAGTGCGCCCGCTCCCTGCGCGAGCGCACCAAATCCTTGTGTGACTACGGGCCAATCGATTGCCAATGTCCAACAGCTCATAACTGGCCCCACGGAATCAGAACGCGCTTCGAAGGTCGGAGTTTGGAAATATCATTGCGAGCACGTGCCAGCACGGCTTCAAACTACGTTGCGTTCAGCTTCCCCTCGAACGCAGTAAAGGTCGCCTTAGTCAAATCCAGGGATCGCGCCCGCACAACTGACGCGGCGTGCGCCTCGCGATCCGAGGCCAGATCGTCGGCAACCGCGCCAAGTTGCCTGGGTTCCCAGCCACGAACTAAGACACCCGTATCCTGCTGCTCGAAGTCAACTTGCTTCAACACGCGTTGCGCGTCTCTAAGCAGCGAGTGAAATCGAGACGTCCGGCTTATCACCATGCCGGAGTAGTAGCCGGACAACAGCCCTGTGGCCAGCCCAGTCCCGAGGCCGATCAAACTGTTCTCGCACAAAGGATCCATCCAGCGCCCCATTTGAAGGACTGTAGGGAAGCGGCCCGCCCCCTAACAAACCTTAACAAATGTAATAATCGCCGCCAATACAGGGAGGGTGTCGCAATGGTTGAGACCGTGCTTGGTATGACCGATCTGCAGATCAAACTGTTCACGGCGCTTGGGCAGATCGGTGTAGCTGTCGCTGTGGGCTACGTTGCTTACCGTCAATGGCGAACTGCACAACAGCAGGCTTCCACTGCTCGGAACAAGTTGCAGCTCGACCTATTCGACCGGCGCTTGGCGGTTTATGAGGCAGTGCGATCCGTGGCCTACCGCTCAATTACGTCTGACTGGCGGGCAAACGTTGAGCTGGAGATGGCCTCTCATCTCGCCGAACTCCGATGGCTGTTTGGCGAGACCGTGCGCGACTTCGTTTGGAACGAGCTCTATCTCCCGCTGGTGGACCTGTCTTCGGCCAAGGCCACTATTGCTGAGCCAGGACGGCTCAGCGAGCCAGAGGTGCGAAAATCGCACGAAGCGGCAACTGTCAGGCAGAACGAGTTGAGAAAAATGCTCGGCAATTCACTGAAGGTGCTCGACGAAACGATGGCCGGATTCCTGACTCTTACCCACTGATTGCCTGGCCGTTAGACCGGGTGCCGTGCCGCCCCTCCGGGCAACCCGTAGAGTGACGACGCGATGCAGCGGCGGTGTGGATGGACACCCTGCCAGCGGAAATGGTCCCTTGGAGCAAGGCGAATAGGGAAGCCGGTATCAAGCCCGGCCCGCTGCATCGCACTCTTCCGCACGGTCACGCACGGGCTGCCCGAACCATAGCGCCTTTCGAAACCCTTTCCGGCCACCGTGAAGCGCTTCCTGCAGCACAGCGCTGGCGCACTTGTGGGCCTTGATGTAGTTGGCCTTGCGCATCTTGGCTGACTTGGCCAAGCCGGCGAATGGCTGGCGCCGCTCCGGCCACACCAGCTCGTGCGCCGCGTCATAGATCACCAGACGAAGGCGCCAGCGATCGGCGGGCTTGCCGAGGTCCAGCGGCCGCGGTCGCATTGCGCGCACGTCCTTGGCCACCTGCCGGTAGGCAGCGAGGGAGAGCCTTGCGATCGCAGCGGGGCCCATTCGCGTTGCTACAGTCAGCGCGGTGTGCTTCTCCAGCGGGTTGCGCATGTAGCCGACCGCGCCGGCGATGTCGCTGCTCCCCAGCGGCGCCAAGGTACTGCGCCCCTCCACTGGCATGCGGTAGCTCCCGTCATCCCCCTCGCTCCCTGTGAGGGTTTCGACTACAGCGGTACCGGCTGCCCGCGTCACCTGGCAAAAGCTGAGGCAGACCATGGCTGATACAGGCACTGCCGACGGCACTGCCACCCGGATCCTGCAGCTGCTGCAGGAGGGACCGGGCCTGGCCGGCGAGCTGGCGGCCGAACTGCAGCTGCCTTCGAACCGGGTCAGCAGCTACCTGCACCAGCTGGCCAAGAGCGGCCGCGTGCGGCGCGCACCCTTCCACGGCCCTGACGAACGCCCATCGGTCCTCTGGAGCCTGCAGGCGGTGTCCCATGAGTAGCCACGCCCCCTCAGCGCGAGGATTGTCGAGGGGCGCATCCCCCGCGAATCTGCGCCCGGTCCGATACGTGACGCTCAGGCAATTCGAGGCGGGACCGGCTACACGGTCGACGCCACCAACTCGAAGATCAAGCGTGGCGATTGGTTGGAAGGCGCGGTGTTCATCAAGGCGCCAGATGGAAGAAACCTGATCGATTTGGAGGGGTACGAAGAGTGGGTAGTCCAAGGCAAAGCGGCGTCCGGCCAGTTTCACAAGGCAGCATCGAGATAACGTTCCACTACCGCGGCAAGCGCTGCCGCGAGCGACTGAAGCTGCCCCCGACCGCGCGGAACCTGCGGTACTGCCAAAACCTGCTGGGCCAGATCAAGATCGAGATCGAGAAAGGCACGTTCGACTACGCCACGCACTTCCCCAACAGCAAACGTGCTCGCCAGGTGGCCACTCGGCCTGTAGCCCTGGACAACCTGGAGCAGGTGCTGACCCGGTGGCTGGCGCAGAAGGAGCCCGAGCTCGAGCACAGCAGCCTGATCGGCTACCGCCGCATCGTCGAGAACATCCTGGTGCCGCGCTGCGGCGCGATCGCGCTGCGTGACTTCGACCGTATCGCCCTGAAGGAGCTGGTGGCCACGTTCGACGAGTCGGCATCGGCCAAGCGCATCAACAACGTCCTGGGCCCTCTGCGCGGCGCCCTGGACGAGGCAGTCGCCGACGACTTGATCTCCAGCAATCGCTTCGATGGCTTCAGGGTGAAGCGGCGTGCCAAGGTCAACGCTCGTGAAGAGGTCGACCCCTTCACGCCGGAGGAAGTCCAGGCGATCCTGGCCGCCTGCCGCGAGGACCAGGTCCGCAACTACTGCCAGTTCAACTTCGCCACGGGCCTGCGCACCTCGGAAATGATCGGTCTCTGCTGGTCGGACATCGACTGGCGCAAGGGCACGGTCAAGATCCGGCGCGCATGGGTCATGGGCAAGATGAAGGCCCCCAAGACCGAGTCCGGCGTGCGCAAGGTGCAGCTGCTGCAGCCGGCGATCGATGCCCTGAAGGCCCAGCGTACCCATACCGCCACTGCCGGCGAGTTCGTCTTCCACGATCCCAGGACGAATGCGCGGTGGGGGTCGGATCAGAGCATCCGCGCAGGCGAATGGCAGCGCGCGCTGCGCAAGGCCGGGGTCCGGTACCGGTACCCGTGTCAGATGCGCCACACCTTCGCCTCCCAGGCGCTCAGCGCCGGCGAGAACGTCATGTGGGTGGCGAGGCAGATGGGCCACCGCGACTGGACAATCACCGCCAAGAAATACGGCCGGTGGATCCCCTCGATGGTCCCCGATGCCGGCGCCAAGGCCGCCGCGGTCTGGAACCCCCCTCGCCGCCGCCCTGCCCCGCAGCCTGCTGCTGGACGGCAGCGGGGACTGAACGGTTATGGCGCCAACCCTGGCCGCGCGTGACTGTTCAGGAAGATTGCCGTAACATTCGCGTCGTTGGGCAGGGTTAGTGCCAGCTTTTTGCCAGCATTGACCCCAAAAGCCTTGCAATACTTGAAGAAACCGGGGGTGCATTGTCCCCGTGACGCCATCGGCGCCGGTTTCCAAACCGCAGAAATAATGAAGCCCATCAATGCCTTAGCTTGATGGGCTTTTTTGTTCATAACTGCCGCATGGTCAGGAATGGGCATGCGTTGGCAGCAACTTGCCAGCTTTCTTGCCAGCTTTTGAAGCTGGCAAGGTGCCCCGCTCACCTTCCTGGCGGATCCGCGAGCTGCTGGTTCTCGTCCTCGAGCTGCTTGATCGTCTCGCCCGTCACCCGGTGCAGCTCGTTGTTGGCAGGGTCGAGAACTGCCCATGCGGCCTCAAAGCCTTCGACTGTGTCTGCATGCAATGCAGCCGTGATCAGGTTGATCACGTCATTCAAGGGCACTGAAACTGCTTTGGAGTGGATTCGCGCCTGCAGCGGTATCAGCTCCAGCGCACTCTGCCGCACCTCCGCCTCGACAGGGCCTGCCAGGTGTATCCCGGCCCATGGCATCCCATCCCGGAACAACCGTCGCTTTTCGTTCACCGCAACAGTCGCCGCGCGGACAAATCGGACAGCGGCCGGCTGCAATGCAAGGAGGTTGGCTCGCTCCGCATCGAGACGCCTCATGCGCAACTGGTCATAACGCTGTTCCCGTCGCAGAACTGTCTCGTGCCGCCTACGCCCCTTCTCGGTTACGTGATCTTGGAACCACTTCAATCCGAAGCCCAAGATCAACGTGGCGACGGGTACCATCCACTTCCAGTCGTAGCCAGCGGCCGCCGGCACGGCTTTGGCCGTTGCCACTAAAAGAGCTTCCAGCATCTTCAGACCCCCTAGTTCCCGCGGACATCTTGCCTGAACGACTTGACGAATTGATCAAATCGGGGGTTTCTGCAAACCGCCAAAGCGACCGTCGACCTCACCCCATCCAACCGAACGGTGGCTCAGTGTTTGCCTTGGCCAGCCTGTTTGCCCGCACAGCCTCCCGCCAGGCGGTGATCTTGGCCACGTCCTCCCGCAATCGAGCTTGGTGCCTCGTGACCCAGAGCTCGGCGCCGGCGCGGCCCTGGTCGTAGCTGCTGCAGCGCCGCGACGGTCCGCCAGGACCGTTCCTATGTCGATCGAGGTGTGCCATCCAGATCCCGTCATCGACGCGCTGGGTCATGGAGACGACCCAGATCCCCTGGCAGGCGATCACAGTCAGCGGGTCGCTTGGCCAGCTGGCAGAGCGTGTGGTCCAGTAGAAGGAGTCGGGAAGCGGCATGGCCGGCAGGATACGAATCTCGGTCGCAGCGGCTGCGATTGTGAGCACTCTATTGCCACGCCACCGTCGCTCCCCTCCTACGCCGCGAGCTGGTGCTCGTAGAAGGGGTGACGCTTGTCGTCGAAGATCCGATACAACGCGGCCAGGTCAGCCGGGTCCGGATGGAGCCAGGCGTCGACGTGCTCGGGCTTGATGTTGATGATCGTCCGATCGTGGCCAGCCGCAGCGACTTCGGGCTCGGGATCGTCGGTGATCGCCGCGAACGAAAGGAGATCGGGCTCTTTCCCCGCGGGGTCCGTCCAGTGCGACCACAGGCACGCCACCAGCATCGGTTCGCCCGTGCGCGGGGTGAACTGCACCACCTGGTTCTTGCCGTCCGGACCTTCCACGTTCTCGTAGAACGTCTCCACCACCATCAGCCCGTGGGTGTGGCCGAATGCCGGCGCCCAGAACTTCTCCAGGCTATCCCGGCGCGCGTTGTAGGTGCCCGGGAAGCGCTGGTCATAGTTGGCCGGCTTTCCTGCCAGGCGGCACTGGTAGCGCATGGGCTTGATGACCAGTTTGCCGCCCTCGGAAATGATCACCGGGGCGTAGACCCCGGGGAAGATCCGGCTGTCGCGGTCCTTCGGTTCGGAGCGCTTGAGATCGGCCAGCTTGGCCAGGGCGCGTTCGATCTTGTTGCCGGCGATTCGCACGTCTTCCCTGGCCTTCTTGGTTTCCTTCACCTGCAGCGCGCGCTCCGCGTCGGCCAGGCGCTTCCGGTTCGCGAAGAGCTCCTGCTCCAGGATGGCGGCCTCGGCACGATTCCACTGTTCGATCTCGGCCCAGACCGCGAGCTCGGCCGGGCTGGCGCCGGCGCGGAACGCATCATCCATCGCCTTCGGCGTCTTCGGCCGCTTCTTCCCGGGATCATGGGCATACAGCGCGGCGAACTCCTGCAGGGAGATCGTGGCGCCGGTCATACGGACCAGCTTCTGATAGGCGGCGGTGATCTGGGCGGAGTAGCACATGGCCGGATTACAGCACGCCGGCCTTATGGCGCCGTGAGCGTCCTGGGACGCTGAAGGGGGCCGCCGTGGCGGCCCCGTGGACCTTACAGGTCCGGCAGGCCCAATCGTCGCCGCAGGGCGGCCAGGAGCACGATCGAGCTTCGAACCAGCGCGTGCTGGTCACGGGTCAGCTGGTCATACATGTCCAGCACCTCCGGGGGGATCTGCCCTACCCGGCCTGCCTTGAAGGCCTCCATCGAGACCACCTGAGCCTTGTGGCGCTCATCTTCCATGCCCTTCTCCAGCGTCTGGCGGCGGGAGTGCCGCCCTCTGGATGCCTTGGGCCCTACCTCCAAGCCTGTTGCAGGGGAAAGAAAGCCAGCACCACTGTCCATGGGCTGGCCGTTCTCCTGCTTTCCTTCTCCAATGGCCACTACCTGCGAGTCCTTCTTGTCCATCGGTTACTGACCCCTGTATCGGTAACGCCGGCACCAGCGCCGGCGTCTTCACATTGCTTTCATCCGGTCGGATCCGATGGGGGCACAGCGTCCCTGCAATTACTCCGTCACTGCTTTGTTCAGCCGCGCGGCCAGCTTGGGGTTGAGCACGATGCCAGCCTCTGCCCTGGCGCTGTAGCGGGCACGGTTCTTGATGGACTGCTGCAGCCCGCTCGAAGTGATCGCCAGTTCCGGATTGACCTTGTTGAAGTCGCGGATCTTGGCCAACACGGATGCCCTGTCCCCCGCCCCACCATTGCGCAGCGCCATGGCGAAGGCATTCACCAGGGACTTGCGACGATCGAGGATGTGCTGCTCATAGTTCTTCAGCGCGCGGGTGGTCTGGTACTGCCTGGACACCTTCTCCGGAGCGAAGCCGTTCGCCTGCAGCAGGATCTCCCAGGGCGACAGATCGGCCACGACGGGATCGCCGCGCAGGGTGTTCACGCCCTGGGTGGCGTAGCGGCCGGCCTTGATCATGTCCTTGAGTCCCTTGGGCAGCATGGTCTCGACGCCGCGCATGATGTGACCCTCGTCGACCTGCTGCTTGCCGACCAGCACGTTCTTCAGCACGCCGCCCATCGGGCCAGCGGCCTGCTCGAGCAGGTTGTTGAACATGCCGCGGCCGTCGAGCTCGCGATCGGCGTCGCGGATCCACAGGCTGTCCAATCCAACGCGGCCGGAAATGTTCGCGCCGGTCAGCTTGTCGGCCGGGCCATGCAGCAACAGATCCGCCCCGCCCTGCCCCAGCATGCCGGTGAGGAAAGCCCGCAGCTCGGTCTCTGCATCCCACGGTTCGTCGTCATCCCCGAAGGTGGCCTGGATGCCGTTGAGCGCCCCCATGATCATTCCCATCATCGGCAGGCCCATGGCTCCGGAGAACAGTGCGCTCATGCCCAGCAGGCCGGTCAAGTTGCGACGTGCCAAACGCCGGACCTCGGGGTCCCCACCAAATCCTGCATTCCAGACCATTCGCCCAAGCGCCCAGGTCATGTTCAAGCTGTACTGCCGGAACATCAGCAGCACTTTCGCGGTACCGCTCTGCATGAAGCGGGCACGATTGGCGTTGCTGTAGTCGAAGTGCGTGTCGAAGATGGCGTCGCGGGCGAACTTCACCGCCTCGTCGAACGACTTGCCATCCGCGCGCGCCAGGCGATAGGCGGCCATGCCGGTCGCCTCGCGGTTCATGACCTCGGTCTTGTGGAAGCCCCAGCCGATGATCTCCATGGCCTTGCTCCAGGCCGGGTTGTAACCCGTCATGCCACCCTCGGCGATGCCGGCGAGGTTGTGGGCCTGCGTCTTCTCGATCGCGCCGGCGACTTCCAGCGCCTGGTAGGCGCGGAGCTCGTCGGGGTCGGTCAGGGTTTTCTGAATGTTGCCCACCGTGCGCACGGCGTCGCGGCTGGCGGCCAGCAGGTAGTTCATGGCCTTGACCCCACCGTGACGTGCGGCCAAGTAGGGATAGCTGACCAAGGCGGTCTGGGTCACGTTCACCAGCGCCGCCGCCGGCGTGGCTCCCAGGTAATAGGTGAAACCGAAGGACGAGATCATGTTCGTCAGCGCCGAGTCGGTCGGGTTCATGATCCAGTCGTGCCGCTTGCCCAGCTCTTCGAGGATCGCATCGCCGGCCACGATCTTTCGTGTGTCAACGCTAGGGGTTGCTTGGATCTTCTTTTGTGCGTCCTGCAGGTCGGTCAGCACACCCTGCAGTTTGTGGGCATATCGCAATCGCGCCAGCTGGTGTGACCCGTGCTGCATGTTGTAGGCGAACGCGCGCACAGCATCAGGGTCGAAACCAGGCACCGACTTGCGATGGATCTGGTGCTTGCGCATCGACAGCTCCGGCATCGTCTGCAGGTAGAGCTGGTAGATCTGGTCCTGGATAGCGTCGGAAACGTGCGCGGTCCGCAGCTGGTCGATCACATCAGCAACGAAGGTGCCACTCGGTGCGTCAGCCGCCTTGCCCTCCATTTTCATACCTCTGGCGGTGACAGCCCACTCCCTGCGCTGCAGGTCCTTCACCGCCCGGTCCAGCTCGTTCTGCGATTCGAACATCAGGAAGGTGTTGGTGCCGTCCTTCTCCGCTGCAACGAAGAACTTGCCGAATCGCTGCAGGGGGAAGTAGACGCCCTGCAGACGTGCAGATTCGAACTGCTCGCGGATCTTGTGCACCAGCATGCGGCGGCTGCTGTCGCTGATAACCTGGCCTCCTACCAAATCACCACCTTTCAGGTCCTCGATGCGCTGGACCAATGCCTCTTCTACCGCATCGGACCTCGACCGATAGGCGTCACGGAACTGCAGGTAGAAGGAGCGCGCTTGGGGCGACAGCTGCGACCACTGCTCCACCAAGGGAACGTACTGCCGGCGACGCCGGGGCTCTGCCTTCAGCATGGCCTTCAGTGCTTTGATCTCGTTCATGATGTTCGTCTTGCTGTCGCCGCTTCGCTCGCGCATCTGCTGCTGTTTCACCCTAATGGCGTGCAGCACGTTTTTGCGATTGACCTCCTGCAGGCCCTTCTCGCCGGGCATCCGGAACTGCAGGGGCTGGTACTCACGGGACGGATCTACACCGTCCATGGTTGCCTGGTGCATGAGATCGAACAGGCGCCGGCTTTCGTCCTTGTTCTTGCTAGCCCATTGACGGGCAGGCTCGGCGATCGCCTCTGACTCCGCCTGCAGCTTGTTCCGATCTGCCTGCATCTCAGCCAGGTAATCGGAGTAGCGATCGATAGTGGGGAAGTAGTCGCCCCCCAGTTCGGTCAGATGGCGAGTGGCCAGGAATCCCAGCCACGTTGATCGGAGGGCATCCTTCACATTGCTCGGGGTCAAATCAGCCAACTTCTGCCGAGCACGCGCCAGCACGCCTTCACCTTGAATTCCCCTCTGGATCGCATCGATGTCCTCGAGCGCGTCTGCAGGCGGCATGCTGAAGAGGCGACCGCGGGCGGCCCGCGTCACCTCGGCACCGTTGGGCAGCACCACGCTCCAGGTGCGCGGCCCACTCTCAACCGGATCGGCCAGCACCTGGCCACCGGTGCGCTCCGCCTCAGCGCGCGCGGCACCAAGGGTCAGGAAGTCAGCCGGGCGGCCGCGCTCGTCGGCGAGGTACCACTGATCGTCGCGGCGGAGAAAACGGCCGCCATTTTGCTCGAGGAAAGCCTCGCCGCGGCCGTCGATCTGCGGCTGTGCGAACGAGTAGGACCGCACCATTTCCCGCTGCGCCTGCGCCGACATGCCGGCACGCAGGAAGCCGTCGGCCTGGCTCAACAGGTCCCGAACCTCAGCCTCGGACCACTTCAGCGACGGCATGACGCGCCGCAGGAAGCGGCGGACTGCGGCGGCGACGCGGCTGGTGAAGCTGTTGCGAATCCCCCGTTCGGCCATGACGGCGATCGCTTCCTTGGCGAAGGTCTCGCGATCGACAGTGCCGTAGCGCCTGGTCACGTCGGCCAGCACCGACTTCATTGCAGCGGTGCCGGATCCGTTCGCCGCCAGCTGGTCGATCGCGTCCACGATCTGGGTCCAGTCCCTGGCCCCCACCACGGACTCGACGCCGTAGTGCCCGATTGCCTCGTGGGCCAGCACCTGCGCGAAGCGCTGCTCGGTGGCGATGTTGCCGGCGTTGATCCAGACCGTGGGCCGGCCGTCATACACGCCCTCGGCGCGGCGGTACCCCGGATCGACCTTGGCGCTGGCCGGGAAATCCTCGGCCGAGCGCACCACGACAACGCTCGGCGCGTTCTCGCCCCAGTGCTGGGTCAGGTCGGTTTTGAGCTGCAGCGCGCGGTCGAAGTCCAGGCCGCCACTGGCGGCCGGGGCGGCGGAGCGATTTACCCGCCCGCCGGTCCGAGGTGCTTCAACTCCGGATCCTTCGCCAGCTGTTCCTTCGCCCACTGCCCGGAGGCCCGGTACTCGGCCTGCAGCGACGCGATCTCGGAGGGCGTCAGCATCGAGACGTCCCTTGTCGAGGGTGAGGATGGTGCGGGCTTCGGATTCGGTGAGGCCTTCGAAGCCGTAGCCGAACTGGTCGCGCCACCAGGGTTCGATTGATCCGAAACGTTCACGGACGTCGGCCAGGCTCTGGGTGTTGAGGGCGATTCTCCGCGAATAGTCCTTGCCGGTCAAAGCGGTAGCCAGCACCACCTTGCCGCCGTTGTCCTCGATATGCGTCTTCAGCTGGGCCAGCGTGCCGCCTTGGGTAAGCGTGTCATCGATGAGCACATAGTCGCGCCCCGCTTCGACCTTGCCAGTGAACGGCGGCTGGTTGGCCAGCCGATGCAGTGCATCCCCGCCGCTGCGGTCGACCTTCGCCGCCTGGACGATGTCCTCGGACACCTGCAGCCCCAGCCGCTGGGCCAGCACCTCGGCCGCCATCCGGGGGATACGGTTGTTTCCCGTCGCTTCCCGGGACTGTACGGCCACCACCAGCGGCTTGCTCCCCTCCGGCAGCGCCGCACGCACGTTGTCGACGAACTCCGGGGTGATGACGTCGCGAACAACGCGCAGCGCGGCAGCATCGTCGCCAGCCTTGCCCGCGGTGTAGTCCGCATGCGCACTGAGGCGCCCGGGGCGATGTGCTGTCACGACATCCGGGAAATCGGCCTCCCAGCCACGACGGGAGAACAGACGAACACCACCGGCCGGGGTCTCTTCGTGCTTGACCTCGGCGAAGAAGCGATCGAACGCTGCGTTCATGGCCTGGCGCTCGGCGCCGCCGGGGAACGGCCGAGCAAACTCGGTGCCCACCGGGACAGCGAAGCGCGGATCCGAACCGAAGGACATGAAGGCGCTGGCGCGGCCGACATCCTGCAGGCGGTCCTCCACGTAGGAACTGAAGGCACGTGCCAGGAGCTCGTGCGGCGTGGTCCAGTAGTTGCCCACACGGCCATCGTCCAGCTTTCGAGCCTCGGTTAGGAACGAGGTCGGGACGTTTTTGGTCTTGGCCTCGCCGGCGTCTGCCGACTGCCAGAGCGCTACCCGACGTTGGTAGGTGCCCATCGCATCGCGCAGCCGATCGAGTGAACCGGTGCGCTCGGAATTGAAGCCGGTGCGGTTGGTAACCGACTTCAGGACGCCGTCCAACGCGTCCAGCTCGTCGTTCGTAAACCGGACGCCGCCGCCCTTGGTCGGCTTCGCATCGGTGCTGAACGTCTCACCGTTGAGCAGGCGATCGGCTGCAGCGTCGAACGTAGCCAGCTCCTGCTGCGTGGCAGCGCGCTTGCGCGAGCCCCACGCCCGCTCCTTCTCGATGTGGGCGCGCAGATCGCCCAGTTGCTTCTGCACCTGGTCACGGGCCTTGCCCAGGAAGGATTCAGCGCGCGCGGTGTCTTCGACGTACTGCTCTGCGCGGGTTCGCATGGTGTCCATCAGCTCCTGGAATGCCTCGCGGAGCTCCGGACGCACATTGCCACGGAGCCGGCTGGCATTGCTCAGGTAGTCGTCAACGCCGGACGCCTTCATGACCTTGTCGCCGCGGCGGTTGGTGATCTGCTCCGCCCCCTTGCCGTCCTGCCGGCCGAGGTAGTGGTCCAGCGCGTGCATCCACTCGTGGGCCAGGGAGCCGGCTCCCTTGAGCTTGGTCAGGTTGATCACGGCGTAGTCGCGCTCGTAGTGCGCGCGAGCGCCACTGAGGCCGTGGCCACGAGCGCCGAAGGCAAGGCCGATCTGCCCGTCCAGACTCATCGCCCGCGGAGGCAGGTTCAGCAGCTCGGACAGGTCGACCAGCGCGTCGAAGGCGTGATTCATCACCTCCTGGCGTTCGTCCTGGTTGTTCCACTTGCCGAACTCGACACCCCGGAAGCCGAAGGTGTCCATGAACTGCTGGCCCTGGACATCCCCCTCCCGCCGCGCCTCACCGATGCGCATGACCTTGTCCGGCCGCGGCAGTGCATCCTCGCCCACGGTGGTTTTGGTATCGATCAGCGCTGGCGCGTGCTCCGCCATGTACTGCAGCGCCGCCGCGCGGGTGTCGAAGCCGTCCTTGAGATAGACGCGCTTGCGGTCGGTGACGTCGCGCACGATCGCCCAGTTGTTGGGCTCGCGCTCTACAGCGCGGTGATTGCGAGCCAGCTCGACCATCGGGATTGCCGCGTCGGCCTCGGCCTGGCTGGCAAAGGTCTGCCGGCTGGCCAACGGGTTGCCCAAGCGGCCCTTCTTCGCCTTGAACAGGCGCCAGGTTCCCGGGTTGCGGGTGTCTTCCATCGCGACGTACTTCTTTGACCAGGCGGCGCCGGTGTCCTGGTCGCCGTCCGGATCTGCCCGACGCTGCGGCCTGGCACCGGTCGGCTTGGCCAGATCCTTGCGCGCACCGCCCAGCTTCTCACCCAGGTCTTCGATCGCCGCCGGAGTGGCGGCCTGCTTCTGCGGCAGCGCGGGCGCGGCGTCGGTCGCCGCGGTGCTGTTCCGTGCAGAGGCGGTAGCCTTGCGCGCCTTCGCGACCGGCTTGCCGAGCACCTGCTCCAAGTCGTTCGGCGACGGGATCGTGCTGTGCCAGCGCGGCTCCTCACCAGACAGCGGATTGCCGGCGGAATCGACCTGCTGCACCTTCACCTGCCAGCGCGGATCCTTCCCCGGCGGTCGAAACTCAATCACTCGATCCCGGGTGTTGCCATAGGCGTTCACGACGCGCCCCGGCGCGAAGTACGCACCGAGGGTGCCAATGTCGCCGCGGTCGTACTGCGGGGAGCCACCGATGCGTCGCACCTTGGGCGTATAGACCGGGCCAGGCTCACCTGCGGCCGGCGCTGCAGCAGCTGCAGCTGCTGCAGGTTCCATCCCGGTCTTGGCCAACGCACTGTCGCTTTCTGCCGGCGCACTGACGGTTTCGGCCGAAGTGCTGACGCTCTGCCCTGGTTCACTTACGTTCGTGGCTGGCGCCGGCGCCGCCGGCACAGCCTTGGTTACCCGGCGCGTAGTCTTCTTCGGGTCGCGCACCCACGCCTTGAATTGCTCCTGCGACATTTCCTTGATGCCGCCCAGGCCGGTCCAGCCCTTCGAATAGTTGGCCAGGTAGGTGTCGCGCGCTTCCTGCTCCGACGCGGTTCCCATGATGACCTTGTGCTCATCGAAGGAGCCGTCCTTATTGACCTGGTCGACCACGTACACCGGCAGGGACGGATCTTCTGCGCGGTCGGTCATGAACACGTCGACGTGGTCCTTGTCCTTGCCGACCGTGCCCTTGAAGTAGCCGTAGTGGTTCTTCAGCGCCGGCCAACGTGGATCCCGCTGGCTGCCGGCGGGGTTTTCGATGCTGATGTCGTGGCCGTTGATGCGGACGTGACCCTTCTTGTAGTTGCCGGCCTCCTTCTGCGCATCCGAAGGCAGCGGCAAGTCGTTCCCCGGGTTGGTCGCAGCCTCGGCTGCCGCGGTGGCCACCTTCGGTGCGTCCGCGGGCACCGCCGCGCTGTTCTGGCCAGCCGACGCCTCTGCAATGGGCTGCTCCGGAGCGGTATCGGCCGGGCTGGTGGCCTGCGTGGTGCCAACGGCACGCGGCTCGCCGACCGGTTCGCGAGACGAACCGGTATCCCCTTGCACCTCTGCTTGCCTTGGCTCGAGCTGCAGTTCGCTGGCCAGTGGAGCCGGCGCGGCACGGTCGGCGGTTGCGGTGCCATCCAGCTGCAGATCAGCCTGCGGCGCCGCGCCCTTCGGCGGCTTCTGCGCCGCGCTTGCTGCCTCACCCGTTGCCTCGTTGCCGGCGTCCGCCGGCGGCTCGGTCAAGCCACGTCGACGCTCGCCCTTGACCTCTTCCAGCAGCGGCCGCACCCGGGCGCTGGGCAGCCCGTACTGGTCGCGCATGGAGCGCAGCAGGGTCGGCGTGTTGATCCCGCCATGGGTCTCGACCTGGTACTGCAGACCGGTGTGTAGCAGCTGCTTGATGTCGGTCGAGGTCGGCTCCCGCAGAGTTTCGCCCGTCTGCGCATCGACCCACGGCGGCGCCACCGCCGGCGGCGGCGATGCAGGTGCTGCCGGCGCGGGGACCTCCGGCGTCGACAGGCCGGGCTGCACGTCTTGAACCTGCGGAGCTGGGCCCTCCGTGCTTGCAGTTGCAGGTGCACCGGCAGCAGCTGGATCCGCCGACCGACGAGCACGCGATACCAGGTTGGCGACGCCGGCGATCGAGTCAGGTGCGGCATCCGGGAACGGGACCGTCGGCTGCGGCCGCGCGGCGACTCGGCGCCCGTCAAAAGGCGCGGACATGCCGCGACCCTGTGGGAACCGCATTTCGGGTTCTGCCATGACCTCCGGGCGAACACTGCCCGGCGTGATAGTGCCATCGGGTCCTGCAGTCATTACCTCCGGCGGAGGCAGCGCCAGCATCTGGGGAATCGGCGGTGGCGGCAGTGCTGGGGGTGTCGGGGTCGGCCGACGCGCCAGGCGCTCCCGTTCCGCATCGGCTGCCACCGCAGCCTGGTTGTCGCCGCGGCTGGCCACTGCGCCACCGGCGGCCATGCCGCCACCCAGCAAGCCACCGATCGCCGCGCCGGTACCGGCCGCTTCGGGGACACCCTCCCATGCAGCCTGGGTCGGATCGATCTGTCGCTGGCCGAGGTTGCCGGCGAGCTGTGAGCCGCCTTCCTGGATGCCTTCTTCCACGGTCTCGCGCGCAGCGCCGGCGAGCATTGCCTTGGGCTTGCGGGCCAGGCCACGGGTGAACACGTCCGCTTCGAAGGGTGCCGCAATGCGGCCGGCGATCGCCGCGATCGGCGCAGTGATCGCCTGCGCCTCCATCGATGCGCCGCGCGCGATCGTTTCCTTCACCGTCTGCGGATCGCCGCCGGCGGCGACCATGCGCTTGTACTCCGGGTTGGCATCCCAGACCGACTGCGGCTGCGCCATGGCCTGCTGGTAGGTCTGCTGGCCCGCCGACCCGGTCTCCATGATGGTCGTCATGCCAGTGGCAGCGGCGGTCGCTGCGCGGTGACCGGCGGCCGTGGCAGCCGTTTCTGCGGCCTCGGTACCGAGACCCTTGGCCACCGCACCCGCGAGTGCGCGTTCACCGGCACGCGCAGCAGCAAGTCGAGTGCCGGCTCCCATCGCGGCGACGTTGGGCACCTGCTCTGCCAGGAAGTTGCCGATCAGTCGCGGTGAGGACAGTACCTTGCCGGCGCTGGGGAAGAACCCCTTGGTGTCCTGCAGGTCCTGCTTCTCCTGCTTCAGCGCATCCGACTGACTATCGGCCAGGTAGTCGGTGGCCGCCTGCGTTGCCTTGGACAGGGCCGCTGTATCGGACCCAGCACGGCGCCCGCCGAAGATCTCCGAGGGCGTTCCCGGCACCAGGGCAGCGGTTTCGGATGCGCCCTTGACACCCAGCCTGTCCAGGAAGCGCAGGCCCTGCCGCACGACGTTGGTCGGCTCCATGGAGTTTCGCTGCTCCACGGCGCCGCCGATGATGTTGGCGGCGCCGGATGCGATGCCCAGGCCGGTGTCCTTGATGGCTTCGCCCCAGGTACGTTCAGGGCGCTTGGCCACCTTCTGGAACGGGTCGCCCTGGACGGGTGAAAGCGTCGGCCGGCGCGCAACCTTGCCGGTGGTTGGTGCTGGCGCCTGAGTCGGCGCCGGGCTCGCACCGAACGGATTTCCATCAACCTTCTCGAACGTTGCCATCAGAGATTCACCTTCGAGTAGCTGCCGTCGTTGTTCTGCACGTACCAGTTGCCATCGGGTGCCCTACGCGCACCGGCCACAGGCGGGGCTTCTTGCGGGCGCAGGCCGGCATAGAGCGGATCCGCATCGAGCTGGGCCAGAGCGGCGGTCTTCGCGGCTTCGTCCATCGTGACGTTCCCGGAAATGGCGTTGAATCGATCGGTGTAGGACTTCAGGCGGTCGGCATCGGTGAGCTCGCCGGTTTGGCGCGGCGCCTGGGCCGCCCGCACGTTCTGTCCGTCGGCACCAGTCACGGGGCGCCAGCCGCCGTCGCTGCCCACAACCCCCATGCTTCCATCCGCCGCAACCGAGATCTCCGGCCGCCGAGCGATGCGGGCCGTTTCCAGCGACGCCTGGCGATTGGCGGCGTTGTCCTGCATCTGGGCATTGAACTGGCCGGCCTGCAGCGCGCGGTTCGCATCGCCCTGGGCAGCGACGGCGTTGACCTGGCCGGCGGCAAGATCGGCTTCGTCCTGCGTGCGGAGCGCAGATGCGCGCTCTGCCTGGCGCGCGCCGGCCTCGCCCAAGATCGCTTGCGCTACTGCGGCGCGGCCGCTCGGGCTGCCCTTCAGGCTTGCGCTGCCCATCGCGCGCGTGAGCTTGTCCACCGTGGTGTCGGCCGGATTCTCGATGATCCCGCCCTGGCGCCCTCGCTGCGCAATCTGCGGAGTCGGCCGCGGAGCAACCACTGTCGGCGCTGCAGGTGCAGCCGCGAGGGGTGGCACGAGGGGCGGCGCCGGTGCGCCGCTGGCCGAAGCGGCCGGCGCCGGCCCGCCAGCGGCTGCGATGGTGGCGGAGGATCCGGTGAACACCGAGTTGCCGTTGGCATCTACGGTGCGGGTGATGCCTGCCGGCAGGGTCGCCGTGCGGCCGTCCTGCGTCGTGTACGTGCTGGGAGCAGCTGCAACAGCCGCGGCGGCCCGGGGAGCTGCCGGACCTGCTGCACCTGCAGGCGATGCAGTGGAGTTCACGCTGGAACTGACACCGGTGAAGTCCGCCCCGATCGACGGCCGGCTGGCCAGGCGTGAACCGGCGAGGCCTGCAGTCGAGTCGACGCTCGAGCTCACGCCAGCGAAGGTGGGCTTCGGCTTCGCGGCACCGCCAAGCCTCACCGGAGCCAGGCGGCTCAGCGCGCTGGCGGCGCCGCCGATCGGATTGAGCTCGCTGGGCGCCCTCAACGGCTGCCCCTGCTGGGGCGACGGCGCCGCGCCGGCGGCAGCTCGACCTGCATCGCGCACGAAGCCTGCCGCCTCCCGACCTGGCGCCGTCACCGCATCCGCGACGGTACCGGCGGCACGCAATCCTGCGCCGGCGGCCTGCCGCGCCAACGTGGCGGTTCCGGCGACACCGCTGCGCAGCGCCGAGCCGAAGGCCGTGCCAGGGCTTGGCCGGGCGGCAATGCGGGGCTGTCCGGGCGCGACGCCGGCGGGGTTCAGTTCGTCTCGATCGTTGATGGCCATGCGGTTCCCCTTTGGAAGTGGAGGCGGATCACGCGTCCGCGATCTCGCCCTGGAAGCTGTAGTTCTGCGAGCAGGAGTTGGATTTGCTGCGGCCGCTGGAAACGCTGGCCCCGTAGTTGACAGCGCTCATCGTGCTGGCGGCGAGCTGGCTCGAGATCTGCGCCTTCGCGCGCTGGATCTCCGCCGACTGCGCCAGCAAGCCCAGCATCTGTTGGATGCGCATCTGGGCCTGCTGCAGCTGGACATCGACGTCGGCACGTTCCCGCGCCAGGCCGAGTTCGAAGCTGCGATCGGCAGCGGCCGAGGCGGCCTGCTCCACACCGGCGTCGGCGCTGTAGATCCGCGCCTTCGCATCGAATGCCTGGCCAACCGCGGCCAAGCGTGCACGCTCGCCGCTCAGGGTCGCGTCCCAGCGGGCAATGCCGGCGCGCCACACGTCCAGGTCGACCCCGTGCTGAGCCATGCGAAGGCGCTCGGCCTCGAATTGCATGTTGTTGCTGGCCGCCCAGGCATCGACGCGTTTGGCATTGGCGTCGACCAGCGTGCGGTACAGATCCGCCCGTTTGCCCTCACCCTCTACGCTCGCCGTATAGCCCTGCCACTCGGCAACATGGGCACGCCAACGCGCCTCGTAGGCGTCGACCTGGGCGCGGTACTTGTCGATTCCGAAGCGATTGATGTCGGCCTGCACCTTCACCGCCTCGACGCGGGTGCGGTAGAAGTCGGCCAGGGTGGTCACGCCGCGCAGCTGGGACTCGTAGAGGCGCACCCGCTGCTCATTTATCTCGCCGCGCGCCCGCTCGCCCTCGATCTGGGCCCGGAATACCTCGACTTTGGCCAGCTCCGCCTGGATGCGATCGCGCAGCACCTGGGCGTCGGTCTGATACGCCTGCAGGCGCGCGTTGAACACCGAGATCCGGGCGTTCAGCACGGCGATGACGGTCTCGCGCTGGAACGTTGCTGCCTGCAGCATCACCTTCTGCTCTTCCGTGTGCAGCTGCGCCAGCGTTCCTTCCAGCGCCGCTCCCTGGGCAATGGCCATGCGCTGGTTGGCCAGCGATTCCTCAAACTGCTTGATCGCTGCGTCACGGGAGGCCTCGGCCACGGCACCCTGTCCGGTCTGCCGGACTTCCAGGATCCTTCCGGCCAGCATGCCCTGGGGCTCGGTAAAGCCACGGGCGGCGAACTCGGACACCGCCTGGTCCACGCTCCGCTGGGTCTCCAGCTCGATGCGGCTGCGGGCTCGCTGGAAGATCGCGTCCTCGATGATCCTGGGCAGCGCCTGGCTGCCGACGATCATCGGCTTGAGCGTGGCCGTGAGCGTGTCCACCAGCGTGCTGACGTAGGGTGTGGCCTCAAACTGCCAGGTCTCGTTGAACGGTGGCTCGATAAAGATCGGCTTCTCCGCGTCGAACTCCGGCAGGGAGATATTTGGCACGTCGGGCAGGTTCAGCGCCTCGAACGTCGGTACCTGCGGCAGGACGTAGCTAGGCTCCGCCGGGAGCACAATCGGAGCCGGGTCCACCGGGAGTGTCGGCTCGAGCACATTCGGCGTGGTCGGCTTTGCGCCGAATGCCAGCGTCGGCGGTTGAGCATCGAGCTCGGGCGCTTCGCTGATCGAAATCGGAGCCGCAACGAACCCCGGCGCACTGGGCAACGGCACGTCCGGCGCGCGGAACTCAAGCGCCCCTTCATCCATGTCGGGCCGGCGCGGCCGCTGGAACGTGGCCTGCGGGTCCGCAAAGCGGAAATCGACGTTGAAGTCGATCGGATCCAGCCTGACGCTGTTGAGACCTTGCAGGTTGGACACGGCCATGTTGTACGTGGTCGTGCCGAGATCCATGAACTTGTCATGCGCGCTTCCAACCAACGTGATCGCGGCATCAGCCGACAGGTCAGGACACCAGGTAGTTGCCATTCATGCTTCTCCGGTCAGCTCCACAGGACGTAGACCGTTACGTCCCAACGATTTGCACCTTGTGTCGCCACGGCGGCAGCCCCATCGGGGCCGTTGTAGCTGGTCTGCTCGCCCATGTAGTAGGCGGCATAGCGGTCGCTGTCGATGCGATAGCGCATCTCGAGGGTGCGCCCGTCCACGTCGCCCTCGATCTTCAGCAGGAAGTCGGTGCCCACGGCGAATCCGGGGAGCTCGGATGCCTCTTCGGCTTCGACCATTCCGTTGTTGAAGGTGAGCATCCAGTCACTGGGCTGCGGATCTTCGCCACAGTCCTGAACAAGGTTGAATGGCTCGCGCCAGAAGCAAGGTCCTGCCATGGTCATCCCCTGGTCCGGCGATCAAGATAGATCGGCCTGAAGTCGATGGCTGCGAGCTCGAAGTCGGCGCCGTCCACGTTCTCGATCACGAAGTCGAAGTCGACGGCCTTGATCCCCTTCCCAAGCTTCCAGCGGGTTTCTCGCTCGCTCGATGCAGGTCGCTCCAGGATCCGGTAGATGGCCGATTCCTTCTGGCCGCTCTGCTCGTTGACCGTGATCACATGCAGCAGCAGTGCGCCCGTGGCGGTGTAGCCGACGAACGCCTCGGGCAGCCGCTTCAGGCGGCGCGTGCCGAGTGCGGAAAGGCCCAGCCGCAGCCGCGCAGCAATCGGGGTGCCGTCGTCGTCATCGCCGTCAAGCCGATGCAGGCCGTCTGCAGCCGCCGCGTAGTAGCGACCGCCGATCTTGGCGAAGCTGTTGAATGGATACTGGGTGTAACGGCTCAGCGCGCGGCTTTCGGTGTTCATGACCCATGCGACGTATTCGCCGGTGTCCAGCGCCAGGCGGGTCACGAATCCCAACCCGTCCTTCAGCAGCTGGGCCAGCTCGGCCGTCGCGCCGCCGGCGGCGCCGACGAGCAGCTGCTCATCCACCATCACAACACCGGTACCGGCTTCGAATGCCGCGGCATCAGCCAGCATGCCGTCCACCACGCGCTCTGCCGCGCGCTGCAGGCTGGCCACCAGGTCCGAGCCCAGCAGTCCATCGGTGACCGTCTCCGTGCGCAGTGCCTCGGTGAGGGCGCCGAACCACAGGCCGCCGACCAGGGCGTTCAACGCATCGGCGTAGGACGTGGCCACTCCCAGCATCAGCAGGCGGTCGATGACGCGCTCCAGCCTGATCGAGTCAGCGCGAATTTCCGGGCTGAAGGCAATCCCCTCTTCGACCAGCAGCATGAACACCACCGCCGCTGCATCTTCCAGGCTCAGCGTGTCTGCCGTCCTGCAGCTGGCCAGCAGCGCGCTGCGCCGGGTCTCGTCGATGGAGAGCACTTCGTTCAGCACGTGCGTTGGCAGGCTGCTTCGGGTCTCGCCGATAGCCAGCGATGAACGCGGCGACGCAAACCAGCGCCCGCCGAACGCAGAGATCATGCGCGGTCGGGCAGACAGACCTGCATAGGCAAGCGGCGTGGTGATCTGTCGACCGCTGCCATACAGCGCCAGGCGCGCGCCGCCTGCTCCACGGCCGGGGGCAGTCTGGAAGCCCGCAGCGCGCACGCTGATCCCCGCGGCACCGCCGCCGATGTCGCGGCCGTAGCCCTGCCCGGATGTGATCAGGTTCAATGCGGCGGCGCCGTTGGCGGGTACCACCGGGTCTACCCCGCCGCCGAAGTAGATCTGCCCCTGTCCAGACGAGCCCAGGCGGAGCACGGCACTGCCGGCTGCGCCGAGCCCTGAGCCAACCCCCACGGCCCTCAGTGACAACGTGACCTGGCCACGCCCCTCGATCTCCGCATGCTGCAGCGGCAGGAACTCGATGGTCATTCGATGAAATCTCCGGTCGCGTAGATCGCACAACCCACGACCACGAGCCCATGGCTGGCTTGCTGCGACGTGTAGAAGCGCTGTCCGTTGTGCAGGTAGTGGACGGTGCCGCCGATGCGCCTTGCCTCCCAAAGGTCTTGGGGTACATAGAACCGGGTCGGCGATACGCGGCGGCCGCGCTCCAGCACACAAGCCTGCAGGCGGCCGCCCTCGCTTTGATGGAAGTACAGGCCGTGTCGAATCCGGGCAGGGTCGAACAGTTCCGCCTCGCCCAGGATGGCGAACCCGACCACCACGCCCACGGCGCGGCCCATCGTCAGTCGCATCGCTACGTCGCCGTTGAGCTCGTCGACACTGTCGGCACCGGCGTTCCACTCGAACACCGAGAGGGATTTCCGGCGCGGCGGAACGGCTGGTACTGGAGGCTCAGCCTTCTGCTCGGGGTACGTGGTGCAGGTGACTGGTCCAGGCGGCGAGGTCTGAACGAACAGGCTCCTGCACAGCATGTACCGCACGTAGGTGACGCCGTTCTGCTCTTCATAGGCAAGGATGGTGGCGCCCTTCGGCAACTGCACAGCGCCATTGCTCGGAGCCGGCATCCGGCCTTCGCTGCACTCCTGCCGCCAGTAGCCCTGGGCCGGCGAGGCGCCGCAGACGGTATAGGAAGCCCGGTACGGCACCGCAGGTTTCGCGGGTTGGGGCGGGACGTACCTGGAGACTGGCGGCTTGGACAACATGTCAGCTGGCCTGGTCGACAACCACGTTGAAGATGCTCACGCCGGTGCTGTTGCTGCCGTTGGCCGTCATCACATCACTGCTGAACAGCACGGCCGCATTGGAGGCAGGCCCGCCCGCAGTGCCCTGCAGACGAACGCCGGTGGTGGAACCACGGCCATCGTCGGCTGCAGCGCAGAAGCGGTAGAACGAGGGGGAAAGGCTCGTGGCGCCGGCATTGGCACCCTCAAACTGGATCAGGCCTTCCCACTCTTCGCTCGGTGCCTTGGGCAGGACATTGCCGACGGGAGCGGAGAAGGTCAGGCCGCCGCCGCTGACCGAGAGTTTCGCCAGCTGCGTGTGACTGCCCACCATATCCAGGGCAGCGTCGGCCGAGGCCGGTACCGGCCCAGCGAACACGTAAAGGAAGCCGCCGTCGAGGGCATTCTTGACCTGCCCAAGCAGGGCCTGCGCGAGCGGGATGGAGATCGTCATGGTGCTGTTCCTTCGTCAGAGTGGGGGGATCGCAAACCACCATTCACCGATCTCGATGCTGGTGTCGGTGGCCATGGCCAGGGTGGGCAGGCGCATCTGGAAGTCGCCCGGGCTGTCGTCGTCTAGACCGATCGCGCCATCGATGCGGGGAGATTCGAAGGAGACCGCACCGGCGTCGGGCGCGTTGCCGACCAGGCGGAACCAGCCCGCGGTTCCCGCGGCGAGCCCGCGAAGTACCCACCGCTGGGCGGCGTCCTTGTAGACGTAGCGGCCGTTGCGCACGAAGCTCAGGCCATTGGCGGAAACGCCTGGCTGCCAAACGCCGCCGTCAACGGTGATTCTCGCCAGCAACGCACCGGTGGCCGGCATATCTGCAGTTTCCGGCTGGGGCCCGGTGCGAATCTCGATGCAACCGGCGCGGAAGATCCCCTCGAATGCCGACGGGCCAAGGATCGACGCCTCGAACCCCGTTGAAGTGTTCACGGCCATGAAGGCTCCTAGATGGGCTTGGGTAGGACGGTCAGCGGGTAGAAGCGCCTGTCCTCGGCGGTAACGCCGAGCAACGCCCCCAGGTCATGACCCGTCAGGTAGTTCAGTGCACCGGTGTAGGCACCAGGTATCGAGACGCAGTAGCGCCCCTTGTTGTAGTTCCAGCCCCCGGCCCAATCGAAGCCGAGGAAGTCCCTCACGCCTTGTCGGTCCATCATCAGCGGCACCAGCAGCGAGGAACCGCTGAACGCAATCAGGCCTTCGCGTGGGTGCTTGTTCCAGATCACACCAGTCTGGTTCGGTGTACGAGGGCCCCACCCGGATCCGCTGGCACCGACCCAGTAGCTACCGAACACGAGACCGTCGCTGACGGCGCCCGGCGCACGGGTATCCAGACCCGGGAAAGGCGCACCGATGCCGGAGCTCGGATCCCACGCCACAGGCTCGGATTGGCCATACACCATCCGGCCTGCCATGTAGGCGAACGGCTGGATCGTGTGGCTACCGTTGAAACCCTGTATCCGCCATCCCGAAAACAGGTTGTGGCGCACGTCCATGTACGCCAACAGGTGATAGTCCTGGCGGTCATTGCCAACCGCGAAGTCCCGATCGATCAACGTGATCTCGCCGCCGTCGAACTCCAGCACCACCGACACGCGCACCATTCCCTGGTAGTTGTTGGCCTCCACAGCAAACCGCCCCTCGCTCCGGCGCAGCGCCAGATAGGCATCTTTCCGCTCCATGCCGGCGAAGTCGGACACGACCAGGCCGCGCGTGGGCGCCACCAATGCGAAGTTCCCACCGCTTCCGGCGTAGTTGCCCTGCAGGTAGGCGGCCTGGACTGCGTTGTGGGTGATGCCGCTGTCGGAGATCTCCACCTCTTGGGTCATGGTGTTGATCAACGCAGCGACCGCCGTCTGCTCACTGTTGACGGTGCGGATCGCCCGGGTGCCATCACCGTTGAAGAACCACGGCATGGCCGAATCGGTGAACGTGTTCCCCGAAGTGCTGCCCTCGGGATTGATCTGCCCGGGCGTCATGCCCAGCAGGCGGTGGCTGCCGGGCTCTACGACCCAGTCGCCCTTCTGCGACGTCCCCTCGTTGCGATGCAACCTGAAGGCCACGAAGGCCGACTGCGCGGTGGTGGGCTGCCCCTGGGTGTAGTTCGTGAATGCCACCAGCAGTTCTTGGACGCCGGCTGACGTCTTGCGCACGCAGGCGGAGTTGACGCGCCACGACAGGTATTCGGGCGGATCCTGCTGCAGTTCCTGGGCGTACGAGATCCGGTCGAACAGCGCCTGGCCCTGCTGCAGCACCCAGCGCGCGCCGATGTCGAGCAAGGCAACGTCGTGCACGTACCTCGAGCAGAAGCCATAGAACGACAGCGCCAGATCCTCGCCGTCCTTCCAGTCGATGTTCCCGAAGAAGTACAGCCCATCGGGATACAGGTCCGGCCGGTTGTAGCTTTCGTAGCGGGCGCCCTGGATCTGATCGACCACATCCCATCTTTGCCAGTAGCGGGTCACCACCCGGCTGCCGGCGAACTCCAGCCACCCGGTCGGATCGTTGCCTGTCGGATCCACCTGCGTGCCGCGCTGCGCCGGATCGCCCGTGGGCACGTCCCATCGTGGCCAGACGATGAAGCCGCCGCGGGGCTCCGGCGGTTCCTCCACCGGTGGTGGCCCCGGGGCTATGATCGTGACCCGTGGCAGCTCGCCGATCTTCTCGGCCAGCAGCACCGTGCCGTCTTGCAGTTCCCGGCGCAGATTCGCGATTCCGAGGCCATTCCGTTTGGCCTCTTCGAGCACGAAGCCCAGCAGCTTCCTTGCTTCCGGGACGTGCTGAGCCGCGACCTCTCGATCGCCAACGACCACGATCGGCGTCCACCCGCTGTACCGCGACCCGCTCATCAGGTGACGTCGCCCTCGTCCTTGGCGGACAGCACGTACTCCAGCGCCAGCTTGTCGCCAGCGAGCTGGTTGGTGCGAGGCGTGGCGAAGCGGGTGGCAGCGACCAGGATGTTCGCCGTCGCGCCCTTGGCCGAGCCAGTCAGCAGTCCGATGCCGTAGAGGTTGTACGGTCCACCAGCCGAATAGATCAGGGTCGCCGCAGCCAGGGCGGCGCTGTTGCCGATGGCCTCGGCCGTGGAAGGCGTGGTGGTCCACGGCAGACGGCTGGCGTTGGTGTAGGCCGTGAATTCGGTGGCCACGTCCTTGAAGGTGGATCCCTTCCAGTCCGCTGCCGGCGTCACGTTGCCGGAGAACGGCGCCAGGTAGAAGGCGGTCTGCTGGCTGGCAGCGCCGAGTGCGCTGTTCAGGATGTAGTTCAGGCCTTCGCTGACCAGTCGGTTCGGATCGACTTGCCACGGCCCGAACGCACCGCCTGCCGACGCATGGGCATGTCGGAAGACACCGCCGATGGTCGCGCGCGCGCGAGGAAGGTAGATGCCCGCCTCGGTAACTTCGTAACTGTGCTGGCGGATGGCGCGAACGGCGTCGCGCCCCACCGTGCCCAGGTTCTGCAGGGCCTTCATGACGTTCATCGGGTTTCTCCTTCGGTGGTTACCATTTGCCCGCGGGGCAGGAAGCCCCTTGGAATCGGGTCTTGCTTGCCAGGGGACAGCTGCAGAGACTGCAGCGCAGGAAAAGGCGACGTCCCAGCCGTTCGGCGTTCGGACAGGCACGGCAGATCTCCAGGCGACGTTTCACGTCGTCCGGCTTGGCCAACACAGCCATGGCTCAGGGGTCTCGGTGGATGACGTGGGCGACTGCCCGGTCGGTGACGGCCAGCGATTGGCCCTTGGGTGCCCGCAGCGCCGCCACGAGTTGGCTGAGGCCGTCCTGCTCGCGCAGCAGCAGTGCGGCATGGTCGGCATCATCGACGACCGCCTCCCCCTTCTTCAGCACCTGCACCTGGCCGCCAGGCAACCCGACGCAGAAGTACCCGTCACGGGCAAGCCAGACCAGCACCGGTGCTGCGGATTGCAGCCCGAGCACGTCACCGTTGACGACCATGGCCGAGCCAGGCACAGCGCCACTGCCGCGCGCCACTGCCTGGCTGAAGTCCTTGGGGTCGGCGCCGGCGTACCAATAGGTACGCGCACCTGCTGCAACGTAGAGGCCAGCACCGTCCGGCAATCCGTCGCCGATAGGCTCCATCAGATCGATCGGGGCATTGAAGCGCATGCGGCTGGCCGCTGGCCGGAACATGCCGTAGCGCAGTGCCTCCGACCACAGCACCTCCTGGCCACAGGCAACGAACTGCCGGCCGTGGCCGCCGCGCACGATGTGGCCCGAGGGCAGCGGCCGCAGAAACTGTGTGGTGAGCGCCCTTCCCTCGCCTGCTGACAGCACGGGTGCCGAACGGGTGCCGGCCGGGAGCACGGCGTACTGCCGCAGTACCTGATCATTCGGCCCCGAGACGTACACCGCAACCGAAACCGTATCCGGTGCCACTGGCAGCGGAATATCGCTCAGCTCGAACCCGCCGCCCTCGGCAATGTCGATCGCCGCGGCCAGGGTGCTGCCCGACTCGCGGCCGAGCCGATCCATGAACGTCACCGCGACCTGATATTGCCCTGGAGCCAGCGCACTTGCGGCGGACGGTGTCAGGACCGGCTGGCCCGCGGGGTGCTCAGGCGACCAAGGATGTCCCTGCAGGTCGATGTCGAGGACACCGCTGGCCGTGCTGTTGCTGAAGAAGACGCGATCGCCGATCAGCGCGTAGCTCAGCGGATCCAGACCAACGTCGATTCCAAGCGCTTCCACTTGCTCATCCTCGTGGAGGGCATGCAGCTGCCCACCATCGACGAAGAGCCCGTACTGCAGGTGCTCATGGCTCCACAACGAGTGGGTCAATGCACCGGGGCGGAAGCGCTGGTGCCCGCGGCGCCGCTGCGGCCTGCCAGCGGCGTCGAGGTCGACATTGTCAGCCTCACGAAGGGCGCGCGGGATCCCGTCATCATCGGTCGGCAACGCCCCTTCCCCGGCGACGTTGTTGATGCCCAGTGGCCAAGGGCCACCCGGGCGAAGGTCGTCATCGCGAACGGGCATGTCAGAACCACATGGGTTGGGTGCCGGTGGTGGGGTCGATCGACAGCTGCTGCAGCGCGCGCGCGGTCGGGCGCTCGCCGAAGTAGCTCTCAAACAGTGCAAGGTGGCGGTCGGCGTCCGCAGTGCTCCGTTGCTCGGAATCGCGCTTGTTCAGGGCACGCCAGCAGGCCCAGTGCACCAACTTCCGGTGATGGATGGCGTCGATCACCGGCTCGTCCTCGCCGTCCTCCATCGCCTCGGCCGCCTGCGGCACGCGCCACAGCGTGAGCTGCAGGACGTCGACCTCTGTAGGTACCGGGCTCACTGACACCTCGCGGGCCTGTCGATCGCGCACCAGGTACGCGGGGCACCCTGCCTCAGTGCGCCAGTGGTGATGCCTTCCATCCAGGGCGGCGCTGGTGGTCCTGCAGAGTGGGTCGGACAGGTTGCTGGCCAACACCGCACGTCGGATCACGTAAACGGTCGCATGAAGCGGATAGTCGGCCCGGCCGGGCTCCAGGTTGATGTGACAGATTTCGGGGCGGCCACTCTCCACGAGCAACCGCGCCCGAATGCACGCCTCTTCCACAGCTTCGTTGAGGTGCCGGGTCAACGCGTCGTTGCTCCACAGATATGGAGCGCGGTCGTCGTCGAGCTCTTCCCGGCATTCCTCGATCAATTGGCTGAGGGTGCGCGCCTCCACGTCAGGCTTCCTCGAGCGCCTGGCCAAGCACCTTCAGGGTGGTGCCGCGCTGGTCGGGTTCCGGCTTGGCCAGTTCCAGGTCGAGGGCGGCCTTGATGACGACCTTGTCGATACCACCCTTGGCCAGTTCGGCCTTCAGCTTCTGCCAGGTCAACCCGTTCAGATGGGCCGCGGCTTCAACGATCTCCGGCGGCAGAGCAGCTGCGACGTTCGCGCCTGCCGGCGGCTCGCTGGTGCTGGTGCTGGTATCAGTGCCCGAGCCACCGGCATCGGTACCGATGCTGCCGCCTGCCGGCGGCGGCGGAAGCTGGTCTGCGGCCGGGCCGGTCGGCGGTGCTGGCTTGGCGACGGTCTGCAGGCTCTGTGCCCGGGCGATGTAGTACGCCTCGGGAATGCCCAGCAGGCGCTGGATGTGGTCAGAGTCTTCGATGTCGGCGACGTGCTCCGAGTCGGCATTGGCGGGATCGATCGGCACGAAGAAATACACGGTGCCTTCCAGCTCAACAGGCGCCTTCGGACGCTTGAATTTGCATGCAATCAGCATTGGATGCTCCTGGTAGGCGGGGCTGCAGCCGCAGCCCCGCTACGGTTAGGGGGCTCAGGCCGGGAAGCTGGCCAGGCGCAGGATCAGCTCGCCCTGCTGGGCACCCGGGGCGGTATTGAGCTTCACGTAAACCGGACGATTCACCGGCTTGGAGCCCAGGGCCTCCGCGATCAGGTGCAGGGCCACCGGGGTGAATGCCGCGGTGTCCGCAACCACCGCGGTCGGGGCGATGACGGTGTTGTCGGCCGCCGATGCGCCGTCGATTGCGTCGGGAATGAAAACGGTGACGTTCTGGGCCGCCAGCTTGCCGGCGGCGTCCAGCTTGGCGAACAGGCCCGAGCCCTGGCTGTGCAGCTTGTGGTTGGCCGGCAGCTCACCGATCAGCACCAGATCGCCATCCGCGGCGGCCTCGACGGGCCAGCTGTAGTCGTTGACCACCACCAGGCCGGCGGCCGGCGACGATGCGCCGCTGTTGCGGCCAGTTGCGAGTTTCGTGGACATGGATTTCTCCTGCGAAGGATGTGGGTTCTGAACGCAGGAGCCCCGGCATGCCGGGGCTCCTGCAGTGACGTTTACTGCGGGTTCGGATCGGCCGCGGCGGTATCCAGGGCAATCGTGCCGAAGTCCTTACCGTTGAAGCGGGTCTTCTTGATGCCGAAGATCGCGCCGGCGCAGATCTCGATGTCGTTGCCGTGATCGAGCGGAACCTCGGACCAGTCGAAGCGCAGTCCATTGCCCGGCGAACCGAAGGCCAGCACCAGGGCCTGGCGACCAAGGAACAGCGCGCGGGCCGCTGCGACGTTGCCGCCGGCACCATAGTCCCCGAAGCGCACCACGGACTTGTGCTTGTGCAGGATCGTGTTGCCGATCATGCCCAGGTTGTCCTTGAAGATCGGGTTGCTGGCACCTTCGGAGGCTGCAGCAGCCTTCTGGATGTCCAACCAGTTGCCCGGATCCGTGGAGGTCTTCAGGTCATGCGCCTGAAAGGGGTGCATGACGGTGACGAAGTGCTCGCCGCCGGCGATGGTGATCGGCTGGATCTCCGCCACCTGGGTCGAACCGCCACCCTGCGATGCCGCCTTGGTGTTGGCGCGCTCGATCAGGACACGGCTCATCTTGCCGGCCGAGGTCAGCGAAGCCTTGCTGGCGCCATCACCGAACAGGATGTGCGAGCTGTCCGGTGCCTCGAACGTGTTGCCCGCACGACCGGCGTAGTTCAGCGGGACGTTGTAGTCCTCATTGATGCCGCGGGCGCCCGAGCCGTACATGAAGAAGAGCTCGTCGTAGAAGCGCGCCCAGAACTCGGTCAGGCGGTTGCGACCGACCTTGCGCAGGTCGTGGACGGTGCGCTTGCGGCTCATACGGCCACCGCAGCTGACCGGCTTACGGGCCTGGTCGATGAAGACCTTGTCGGTAAAGAAGTCGAGCTTCTCGCCCTTGCCCTCGGCCTTCTGGTCGCCTTCGATGACGCCACCGGACAGCTGCACGGAAAGGTCGTAGCTGATGGTGTCGCCGGCTTCCTGCTCCAGGTCGGTCTGCAGCATCACGGGCATCGAGGTCTCCGACCCCTTGCCCATCATCTTGCGCGTCCAGTAGGACTGTTTGGATACCGAAACCATGAGGTCCGCAGACCACAGCTTCCGGGCCTTCGGGTCGTTCAGACCCACGATCGTCTGTGCCATGTTGCTTCTCCAGGGAGATCACGGCACTTCTGCGCCTCTGTCGTTGACCCGCACTACTGCGCAGGTTTTTGAGGATGTTCAGCCCGTTGTGGGCGTTGGCCGACGCGCTACTCGCTGCAGCGCGCCGCCAGTTGGTTGCTGCTCACCGGCTCGGGTGATGGTCACCGGCGTGTTGGATTCGATGATCACCCGCGAGCGTTTGCCGCTCTTCTCGGTGAAGGTGATCGACGCACCCGACCCGGAGGGGATCAGGACCACGTCGCCGGGCTCCAAGGTGGTGTGCAGCTTGGGCATGGGGCTCAGTTGTCCGCCACGAAGGAACCGGGCACGTCACGCAGGATGCGATCGCGTTCGCTCTCCGACTTGCCGGCCAGGAACGACTCGATGTCCTCGATGTTGTCCATGCCGGCAGCGGCGTCAGCCGTCGATCGGGAGGTCGGGTCGGCAGCGGCCGGCACGGTGCTGAGGGTAGCCGGCACATCGCCCAGCGGCGCGGCGCGATCCGGCTTCGCCGGCGGCTGCGCCGCGGGGGGCGCGGTCGCGGCGGTCGAGGCCTGCAGCAGGCCCTCGCTCACCAGCAGATCCCGCGCACCAGCCAGGATGTCCCAGTCGGTGACCTGCCGCCCTGCAGCAGCGGCTTCGTTCACCACGCTCTGCATTGCCTGCTCCCACGCGGCGAAGCGCATGGGGCTTGCGGCGATGCCGGCGTTCTCCGGGCGGGACAGGAACTGGCGCTGCAGGTACGCCCAGGACTGGTCGGCGTTCTGCTGGCTCATCTGCTGCTGCAGGGTGGCCATGTCCTGGGCACGCTCGACGCGGCTGCGCTCGTCTCGCAGATCCTCGTACTGCTGCTCGTAGGCTTCGTCTTCGACGTCGCCGGACTTGTACTTCTCCTTCAGGGCCTGCAGCTTGCCGTTGATGTCCCCGATTTCCTTGCCGTAGTCGCGCTCGTCGGCCGCGTACGTGGGAACGAACGGCGTCGCAGGGGCCGGCTCGGATACTGCAGCCGGTGCTGCCGGCGCGCCTTCTGCTGCGCCTCCAGCGGCTGCAGCCGCCGGCGCATCAGGCGGGGTCGCTCCTTCAACGGGAGCGGCAGCAGCTGAGGCGCCAGCTGCCGGCGTCGCTGCACCGCCAGCGGCGGCGGTCGGGTCGGCCGCGCCGGTTGCCGCGGCTGCGGCGCCAGGGGCGGTCTCGTCAGCGCTGGCCAGCGCCGCGCGCTCGCCCTCGGTCATTTCCAGTTCGTTCGCTGCCAGCGACTGCTGGCCCGCGTTGTCAGGCTGCTGCATGAGCGGTTTCCTCGGGGGGCTGTTGGGTGCTCAGGAGGCGGTCTGCCGCCGGAGCGAGGGGGAGCAGGATCTCGATCAGCTCGGCGACGTTCAGCGCGTCGCCCTTGGTCTTGATTTGCAGGGCCTTGGCCTTGGCCATGACTTCTTCGCGCTTGGCTTCATCCAGGCCCACCTTCGCCATGCGCTCGCGCAGGGCCACGTCTCGCTCCTGCGATTCCTGCTGCTGGCGGGCCTGCGCCTCGGGACTGTCGACGTCCTGGTCGTTGTCCGACTGGCCGGTGATCTTCCGGATGCGCTGCACAACCTCGTCCTTGCCGGGCATGTCGATCATGTCGAAGGCGAGGTCCAGCAGCTGGATGGACATATCCGGTGGCAGCTTGCCCAGCATGTCGAAGAACTGCTCGGCGAAAGCCTGGCGCATGGATTCGCGGAAGTCCTGCTGGTCCACGATGAAGTCGGCCTGGTTGCGGCTGATGTCGTTGTCGACCACCCAGACGTTGTTGAGCGTGTCCAGGCGCAGCTGGTTGATCACCCGCCAGTCCAGACCCTTGCGTTCGCCGACGATCCGGAACTGCCGTTCCTCGGTCATGAACTGCTCGGTCAGCGACAGCTGCTTTTCGCCGCTGAGCTGGATTCCCAAGCGGTAGTTGTCAAACAGCTCCGCAGTGCCCACCGCGCCTTCCTGCTGCTTGGCAAGGATTGCACGGCCGCTGGCCGCGTTGGTCTCGCGGCCCAAGAGCTCGCGGTTCACGCCGGTACCATCGTGGATGTGAGCGGCGTCCAACTCGAGCAGCTGGATCTGCGCCTCGGCCACATCGAGGTTTCGCTCCACCTTGATTTTTTTCAGACCGCCAGTGTTCAGTGCAATCACACCGTTGGGCTTGGCGATCTCGCGTTTCACTTCCTCGATGCGGTCCTCATCGATGGCGCCATCCTCATAGAACAGCTGGTTCGTGCTCAGGGCCCACAACAGCTTGCTCATCCGCTTGTTCAGATCTTCCTGCGAGTCGCGCACACCGCGGACCAGGCCGTACTCCATGCCGTCCCGGTTGCGGCGATAGCACCAGTACGGGGTGTAGGGGAACTTCCCGTGTCGGAACGGGCTGCGCTTGAGTTGCAGCAGGCCGCCCTCGGTGAAGATCGCGCACCACATTTCCTCGACCACGGCGTCGGACAGGGAGTAGACCGGCGCAGCTTCGCTCTTCATCGCCGCCAGTGCCTGCTGGTGCTGGGCGTTGCTCGGGTCGAAGCGATCGCCGCGGTACTCGCCACCCCACAGCCTCTTATGCGCTACGGGGCGTTTGAACCAGCACTCGATCAGACGCACCCGCAGCCGGCAGCGGCTGTCCAGGGACGCCCGGCCTGTGATGCGACGGCCGGTAACCGTGTGACCACGGCTGTCGTAGCGGCGGAATACCTGCGGCAGGTCCAGTTCCTCGTCGAACGCACCGTTGTCGCCGTCGTAGTGGTCCTGGGCTGCTCGATTCACCAGCTCGACCCGGTCGGGGAACATGGCCTCCGCATAGTCCAGGTCTGCGAACTTCTCCCGCAGCAGGAAGCGGCAGTCGCTCAGATCGAGGGCGCGGCTTACCGGGTCTCGACGCATCTGGCGCCACGGGATATGCCCGATCATCACCGGCTCTTCAGCACGGTCCGTCCGGATCGATTCCTCGGTCCACCCGCAGCCGGCGATCGCGGCGTCTTTGAACGCCTGGCTGCGCGCCCAGGGCACACGGTTGGTGTCGCTGAGGTATTTCATCAGCTCCGACTTGACCGCGGCGATATCGACATCGTCCTCGGCTCGCGGATGTACCACTCCGTCGATGCGGGTGCGGCGTTCCGTGCCGATGACCCAGTCGATGGCCATCTTGATCTTGTTGTAGGTCAGCGGCGCCTGGTGCCGGGCTGCCAGCACAGCGCGGTCTTCCTCCGACCACTGGATGTGGTCGTAGAAGTCGTAGTCGAGCATTTGCTCGATGCGGTTGTCGTAGAACGCATCGAGGGCGGTGTACCAGTAGTCCAGCACCTTCGCGTGGAGGCGGCGGTTCTCCAGGCTGTCGAGCGGGTGTCCTTCCACATCGGGCGGTGCCGCGCTGGCCAGGTCTACGGCACCAGGATCGTAGGCCGGCTCGCTGCGCAAGTTCTCGATCGTCTGCATCAGTTCACCTTCTGCCCATTGATCTTGATCTGGATCCCCATGCTGGCCATCTCGCCAAGCCACTGCTCGCGGCTTTGCTCCGCCGGCGGGCGCAGGTTCTTCACGTCGTCGCAGAATTCGAGGATGGCGTCGTGGATGCGGTGCCGGTAGGCCGGAACGTCCAGGCCATAGAGCGCGACCGAGGCGTTCTGCAGGCGGGCAACCATGTCGCCGATGTGGTGATGCCGGCCACGGTCCTTGTCTTCCGGCCGGAAGATCCAGAAGTCGCGGAACGGCACCAGGTATGCTGGGCTGCCGTAGGCGATCGCCCCGGTCACCGGGTTCACGCCCTCGACCCGGCGGTTCTCGTTGCGGATGTAGAGGGCGGCATCGTCGTCGCCGTCGCGCACGATGTGGGTCAGGTAGAGGGTGAGATCCCCCTTCTTGCCGCACCACACGAAGCCATCCGGGGCGAGCTCGACCTCGGTGCTCATGCCTCAGCTCCCAGCAGCTGCAGTGCGGCGTCCAGTTCTTCCACCACGGCCGCGGCGGCCTGGTCGGGCGACAGGACATGGTCCTCGACAACGGTGCCGTGGTTCTCGCCACCTGGCAGGTAGCGCGCGTAGCTGCGGGCCTGCTGCAGGTGGATGGCCAGCTGCTCGACCGTGCGATTGTTCACGTCAGTTCGCCTTCCTACCGAGATCGGAGTGGATCTGGGCGGCGATCGCCGGGTGGGTGCCCGCTACGTCCTGGGCAATGCGCTGCAGGACCGTTCGGGCCGTAAGCTCGCTCAGCTCGTGGCTGCCCCGGTAGTCGACCATCGTGTCGCCGGACGGCGAGCGCAGCATGAATGCAATGCTGACCAGCTGCCCCTCGTCTGCGGCGGCGACCAGCAGTGACAGCAGGTCGACCAGCTCGACCGCCGTGGGGGTGTTCCGCTCGCGCGGGGAAACGTTCATGCAGTTCTCCAGTTGTCGTTGGCCGTGCCGCGCGACTCGCCGACGCGACGGCCGCTGCTGCTGACGTAGCCCTGAGCCGCCTGCCGGATCGCGTCGGCGGGATTGCTGGCCCAGTTGTGGAATGGGAGGTCGGAGTACGTTTCAGTCTTGTCGTTCCAGACCTTGGTGTAACGGCGCAGGGCCTCCAGCCCGCCTCGGCCCTCGCCCGCCTTGGGCGGACCGCAGCGAACCCTGTCGAACCTGCAGCGCGGCAGCATGTTGCGGACCATGTCGATGCCCTCGGTGATGTCGTTGATCCGGGGCACGACGACAACTGGCTTGACCCCCAGCTTGCCGGCGACCTGCACGCGGTTCTCGTTGGCCGACCAGTCCTCGTTGGCACCGTCATGCGGCCAGTAGTGCTTGCCGTATAGGTAGCCGCGCTCCTTCAGCACCTTGGCGTAGTGCGCCACGCCGAAGCCAGAGTTTTCGTAGAAGTCGACGAAGTCCAGCCAGGGCCCGTTCTCCTGCATGAACCAGATGCTCGTTGCATCGCTGCGACCGATGTCCCAGAAGGTGTGGATCGGTACCTGCGGGTTGATCGGGAGGTCGGTGATCCGCCCGCTGCTGTCGGCGGCGGCCATTTCCTTGCCGTAGTAGGCACCTTCCGTGCTCGCCTGGAATGCCTCTTCCGGCGTGCTGGGGTGTTCCCGCTTCATCTTGTCGCGCTGCTCGGCCGCCTTCTTGACGTACCAGGCCTTCTGCTCGGGCCGCAGCGTGTAGTTCATCTCCGCCTCGACCTTGGCGAAGTAGGCCTCGTCCTCGGCGGTCAGGGTGACGCCGTCCGGGTCGAGCTCGTTGATCGGATCCCGGAACCACGGATAGAAGTGGAAGCGGTAATCCATCGCCGTCAGCTTGGCGGTGCCGGCGCGGATCTGCCGGTCCAGCTCGATCGCCGTCTGGCAGCGCTCGTAGAAGTCGCCGGCGGCGCCATAGGCGGTCGACTCGATCACCACGATGTTGCCGGAGGCGATCGCATTCAGCGCGCCGGAGGCCACCTCCCCTGCCCGCTCCGGGTACATGGCGCACATCGGGCCGTACTCGGAGATATGCAGGAACGTGAGCGTTCCGCCACGGTGGGACACCGAGACCTCGATGCTGGAGCCATTGGCCAGCTCCAGGACGCCGTCGCGCATGTCGCGCCGGACTGCCGGTCGGATCTTCTTCAGCCAGTCCGGCAAGTTGTCGTAGGCGTAGAGCACCTTGCTGCGGAAGAACTTGGCGGCATCGCCGGCGGTATGGGCGACCACACCGGCCTTGGTGTTCTTCTTGAACAGCGCCATGTCCAGGGCGCGGATGCAGGCCCAGGTCGTGATGCCGTGCTGGCGCGACTTCAGTGCAAGGTTCAACGTGTGCAGGTTGTCGTCGAGGTCCGCCTGCACCTCGTTCAGCTTGAACTGCACCCGTCGACCGAACTTGTCGGTGATGTAGTACAGGTTGTTCAGCCGCCACCACCGATCGCCCAGCTTCTCGATGATTCGGCTGGCGTCCTGGTCGCTCAGTTCCTCCACGGCTTACTTGCTCCGTGAGCTCGAAGGACCGGGGCCGGTGTCGGAGCCATCGATGAGATCCATCACATCGCCCAGGATCCGGGTCTGGCTCTCGATCGGGCCACCGTTCTTGCCGGTGTGCTCGACCTTCTTGGCGAACATGCCGAAGTGAGTGCCCAGGGTCTTCACCGCATCGAGGCGGCTTACCAGCTTGACCTTCTTGGTCAGGCCAACCGCGCGCCGCTCGTCGCCTCGCCCCTCCCACTCTTCAAAGACCTCCACGCCCTGGACGAGGCTGGCCTCTTCCACCGTGAGCTCGCTCATCGGCTTCAGGTTGCCGTGCTGGTCGAACAAGGTGCGGATGTCACCCAGCGCCATGAACGCCAGCCGGGCCAGCACCGCTTCCTGATCGACCCGCTGCGACAGCAGCAACTCTTCCTTCCTGCTGGCCAGGTAGGTCTGCACCTTGGGGTTGGCCAACAGCCTCGCGGCGGCAGCGCTGGCCGCGGCGCCGGTGGCCTTGTAGCCCGCGCGCACGTAGGCCGCGGTGCCATTGAAGTCGACCAGGTACTCGTCCGCGAACCGCCGTTGCTGGTCCTGCAGGCCCGTCGCCGGGTCAATCTTTCCGGCCACAGGCTGGGTTCCTCGGAGGTGGTGTCAAAGCAGAACTGCGGGGCCGTCACCTACCCCAAGGGGGAGCTCTACGCTGGACGGCCAATTGAACTTGGAGGGTTGCGGCAGCAGCGGACGCACCTGTTCCCAGGTCTCGATGTTGGCTGGCGGGCTTACCACCAGCGCCTCCAACGCCTGATTCACAGCGTCGCGCCACGCGACCATTGCGCGGGCTTCGAGGCGGTAGCGCTCCACACCGCTGTCGAAGTAGCTGCAACAGCTCTCGATCGTGTCGTAGCGCCGTTCCTGCACGAACTCTGTCATCCACTTCCACGCGTACGCGCGGATGGCGCGGTAGTGCTCAGGCGTGTGCAGCTCGTAGGGCGGCGGGATCGGCAGCGGCGTGTTCGTCTTCAGCCACTCGGTCGGCCACAGATAGTGGCCGCGCGGAATGAAAGCGCCGGTTTCGATGCAGCGAAGAATGTCAGGATCATTGGTAAGGCGGTACAAATCAAATCTCCGCGTCCGCAACCCAGTGGAACCATGCGCCAAACTTACCGGCTTGATTGCTCCATGCAACCTGGACACCGTAGCTACCAGCGTTCTCGACCGCTGCACCTGTAATAGATCCATCATTCTGCGCAACGTTACCGGGGCTTCCGCCGCTGGTGTTCGCCGGATAGATAGTGACGGCCGGCGTCGTGCGCTTTCGCTGAGAAAACCGCACAGTCGCCCAGCCGGTATTCGCTTGGACGCCGGTGTACGCGTGCGCCTCGCGGCCTTGGTTCACGCTAGCGCCTGGAGTATCCGACAGGTTGTAGGATTTCTCGTAGTAACGCTGACACATCACAAGCTCGATGGCCGGATGCCGCCTTTCAAAACCTGTTGCAGTAGAGCCGGATTCCAGCTGCACTTGCGTGAAATGTACGTCGCCAGTTTGCGACCCAAGGCTACCCGAACGGGTGTTCCAGTTGGACCCAGCCGACACCCAAAACGTGCAGGCAAGGGAATTGTTCGCTCCGGCCGTTTTGCCTGAAACCGACGGCAGCGTAAAGGTGTGCGTGCAGAAGTTCAGGCCCGCAGCCAGTGTGAACTTCTTGACCCCGAGGCTGTCGACGGTGGAGGAACCGCCGACGCCGAAGCCCTGCCGGAACTCCACGGAAATCTGTCGCCCTGCCGCTCCGCTGTTATAGACGTAAAACTGCATCGACACGGTTTCGGCAGCGAAGGTGCTCACGTCTTCGATAAGCTGCTCGAACACCACGAAGTGCGCGGCGGCGTCCGTGATAGCGCCGTAGCTCACGCGCGCCAACGCAGGTGCGTTCACGCCGGGGAATTGCTGCGGGGTCATAGTGTTTCGCCACACATTCGGCGACGCAACTCCACCAGCATTGAACGTCCAGCGGTCGGCCGTATAGCCTGGGGCAGTAAAGTTCGTGCCTCGCTGCCAGATACTGAAGTCGCCGTTTATGAGCGCGTTTTTGCCGGTGTAGCCTTCAACGAACGTGCCAGGGATGATGTCGCCTACGGACAACTCTTCGACCCGGGCCGTGACCTGGTTGAGGATCAGTGGAGTTCGGGTAGCCATCAGGTGGTCGCCTGTACGTTGAACGTGCCACCTGCGCGCAGGCCGATCGTCATCGCGTAGGTCGAGGTCAGGGCGACGTTGAACACCCCGCCAGCCCGGAGTCCGACCGCGAGCTGCAGCGGAACACCGATCAAGATGTCACCGGCGGGCAGCTCCCTGGTGCGGTTGCTCGCATCGAGAACAAGCGGACGGCGCGCTGCCATATCAGGCCCGGACCACCGGATAGCCGATCTCGGCGTTGATCTCTCCCACGTCGGTGGCCACGCCCAGGATCTGCAGGATGTGGCCCGCCGTCGTGGTGCCAGACGCCAGCGGCACAACACCGCCTGGCGTGGTGTGGCTCAGCACGTAGGTCGCGCCTGGAGTCAGGCCCGAAAGCGAGCTGTTCGGCCCTTCGAAGTACACGGTGGCGTCGCTGCCGATGGTGCCCACGCCGGCGCGCACGAAGCCATGGGCTCGCTTCCCAGCGTTCGCGGCGCTGGCATCAGCCTTGCGCACCTTGGCCGTGCCGGCGTCGTCCCAGATGTTCACGTAGTCGCCGGCGGCCAGCACCTCGCTGGCCGGGTAGATCTTGGTGTCCGCACCGATGCCAGCAGGCAGCAGCGAGTCATCGAAGCGGCCATCAGGGCCGAGGGCCGCGATCTTGCCTGCGTCGGAAGCGCCCGCCGAGGCGGTGACGCCTTCGACCTCGGTGGTGATGTTGTTCTTGAGCTGCAGGGTCTTGTCGGCCATGGGTTCAGATCCGAGCGATGGGTGAGTCGAAGTCGATCATCAGGGTGGTGGCGTTGAGCGCGCGGCCGACGCACAGCAGCCATCCGGTAGTGCCTGGGTTCTGCGTCGGCGCGCCGTCGACGCCGCACCACACCGCGCCTTCGGTCCAGGTCCAGCTGGCTTCCACGATCGTGCCGGCCAGGCGCACGGCGACTTCGCCGGTGTTGGCCGACTGCAGGGCGATGCCGATGCAGGCCTGCGCGTGTTCCAGCACGGCTGTGTCGGGGTGGTAGGCCTTGCCGTTGTCCAGGCGGACCACGCGGTGCCCATGGATCGGCTGGCCAACTGGGTACGTCGCTTCTGGCGAGGTGCCGGCCGGACCGGCCGGGCCTTGCGCGCCGCGCGCTGCAACCTCAACTGTCCGCGTATCTGCCTGGATTGCCTCGACATGCGTCGGCCGGGCCGTAGCGACAATCGGCGTGCGGGGGTCGCGGATGGCGACGGCGCCGCGGCGCTCGACCACGATCACGCGTGCCGCGCCCTCGCTGGCTCGGATCACAGGCATCAGCGTGTCGTCTCGCCCTGGACAGTGACCTTGCCGGCCACGAGCGGGATCACGTACTCAGGATCCGCGCCTGCGGGCTTGAACAGCTCCAGGCTGTAGCAGTGCTTCACCTTGCGCGCATTCGCCGGGTTCAGCACTTCGGTGGCTGCCGCCGGCACCGTGATCGCGACCACGCCGTTCTCTGGCTCCGCGATGACGAGCGAGCCGGCCGCAGTGCTGAGCTCCAGCACCAGGGTGTCGGCCTGGGTCAGCCCGAATTGGCCCGCCAGCGTCCGCACCTGCATCCGCGCCTGGTAGCCGGTCAAGTCGAACGGGCTCCCATCCGGGTTGGTGTAGGTGAAGTCGTCCTCCCACGTCGCGCCACGCACGACCGTGAGGCTGAAGCTGGCGGGTGTCCGGCTCACAGGGTCAGCTGGGCGTGCAGTGCGTTGACGGCGGCGAGGGTCTGCGCAGCTGCGTCTCGCCTCTGGAACAGGTCTTCGAGCAACGGGGACGCGCCGACGGCACGTCCGGTGGATGCCGCCGAGTCGGGCTTCGCCTCTGCCAGCACTGGCGCAAGACGCCGCGCAAGCTGCTCGACAGCGATGTGCAGATCCTGCTGCGCCCGGGTCAAGTCATTCGTGGCGGATTCGATCGGGGTCTGCGGCTCCGCCAGTGGGGTTGTGCCGGCTTGCTGGTTCAACATGCTGCTCTCCTATGGCGCCGGGATGGCGCTCAAAGCTGGATTACGTTCTTGGCGTCGAGCCGGCGCAGGCACTGTTCGCAAGCCTTTCGCCGCGCGTCGCAGGTACGGAGCTTGTCGGCCAGCTGGCCGACCACGTCCCCGCCGATGTTGTCCCAGGCGTCAGCGGCGGCAGGATCTGCAGTCACACGCACGCCGGTGTCTTCACCTGCATCGACGCACGGGCGGAAGCACATCGCGTCGCACTGGGCCGGCACGCGCTGCAGGTGCTGTGCGCAGCCGGCCAGTACCATCAGTGCCGCGATCGCGAGAGCGTGGCGCAGCTGCATGACGTCAGCGCTGCGGCCAGTTCCAGCGACCGGGGTGGCTGCCGGATTCGTCGCTGGCCTCGTCCCGGCTGGTGACCCACAGCACGTCATTGCCATCCAGGAACACCTGGGCGTTGATCTGGCCATTCGGCTGGACCGCCACAACCATTGCGGGCAGCACGTCGCCGGCGGCGGCCTTGTTACCAATGTGCGGCTGGGCACCCACTGGCCAGGTGTTGTCGAGCAGGCGTTCCTGGATGGCCGGGCCATCGGTACGGCGCGCATTGATGCGGAGCGCGTCGGTATCGCTCAGGGTGTAGTGGACGATCCGCCCGGTCGATGGTTGCTGGGTCACTTCGCGGTCCCGCTGGTCGGCCCGAGGGCCTGGTTGATGGCATCGACCCGGACCTGACCCGGGGCGCAGTTGGCTGGCAACGGCTGCGCTGCAGCTGCTGCTCGGTAAATCGTTCTGGTTCGCTCGCCGCGTGCGGCGATCGTCTCGAGCCGCTGCAGCAGCTGGGCGTTGTCGGTCTGAGCCTGGCGCGCGATCTCCGCCGTCACCCCGAGCGTGTCTTCGAGGGTGGCGGCGCGCGCTGCAGCTGCAGTCTCGCGGCGATCGCCGTACTGCCTGACGTTGAGCCACAGCGACAGGACCAGCAGGCCGGCCAAGATGGCCACCCACTTCCAGGCTGCCCACCAGGCACTGACCGCCGCCCTGGTGATCACTGCAGGCGGCCCTGGCAGGTGGCCATTTCCCATTGCCGGCGATCGATGATTCCGCCGCACTTCGAGCTCCACTGCGGCAGCGCGCAGTCACGTTTCGCGCCGCCGATGGTGACGTACCTCCACTTCCACATTTCGGCGCAAGCAGGCTGGCGCTCGCCGGCGTTGAGCCGTTTCGCCGCGGTGCTGGCGCAGAAGGCCGGTGTGCCGATGTTGTAGGCGAAGTGGCCCCAGGCCTTGATCTCGTGGAATTCGAACTCGCCGCGGACGCACTGCCCCATGTGGCCAAGCATGGTGCGCACGTAGGCCGTCTCCAACCGGGTGCACTCGTCGTCGGTGTAACGCTTGCCCTTCACCACCGCCGGGCCCGTGATGCCTGCGCAGACAGTCAGGATGCCGGCCGAGTCGTAGTACGGCGTGTAGCGGCGTCCTTCGTGCGCCGAGTCGTTCGTGCCAAGGGCGGCCACCAACGCGCCGATCAGCGCCAGCGGTGCGGCGGCGAAGCCGATCCGCTGCTTGGTGCTGAGCGTGCTGTCAGCCACGGCGGCGGATCCACGCCCAGAAGCGCCTGGCATTGCCCATGCGCGCGGACCACCAGGCTGACCAGTCGCCCCAGTTCTTCACCATGACGGTGAACGTCTGGACGATGGTGAAGATGATCGTGCCGATCAGGGCCCAGTCGCTCAGGGTGTAGCCCGGCGAGTACGTCGCTGCGGTGACGCTGGCTGCCGCTCCGATCTTCGAACCCGCGACCGCCAGGTCCGTAGTGATCTGCTCTTTGATGCCCACCGCGGTTCCCCCAATGAAAGGAGGCCGGCATGGCCCACCACTACCGCGGTTGCAAGGTCGCGCGGACACCAGCAGCGCGTCTCACGACGGCCTATGTGCTGGCTTGAGTGGTGGCCATGACTACCGGCCGTTTGGTAGCGGGAGGTGGATTCGAACCACCGACCTCGTGGTTATGAGCCACGCGAGCTGCCGGACTGCTCTACCCCGCAAACAAGAAGGCCGCTGATCGACCAGTGGACTCCCACGTCCTGGTCAATCAACGGCCTTTGAATTGAGGCGCCCACAAGAACGCCCACTGTAGGAATTCAAACCTACTTTCGGTTCCCGAGGCAACTGCGGTTCCTCATGAGGAAGAAATCCTCCTCATGAGGAACAAGTGAGGTCAGGTAGGTGAACGTTTGTCAGGCGCCGCGGCTGCCTTCGACCAGCGCCACGACTAGGCCACCGATCATCGTCGTGTAGATAACCGACGTGCCAATGGCCACGAATGCCGCCGTGCGCCGGTGGGCGAATGTTCCCCCTAGGCTCCACCCCGCACCAATGCATATCCTCAACGCCAGAAAGGCAACGGCAATCGCTACGACGTAGTTCAGTCCTGGAATTGGGAACAACCGAGCCGGAGCAGCGAACATTGCACCGGCTGCGGTCACCAGGCCCGCAGTGATGGCCAGGGCCTCACCAAACTCGTACCACTTGTCCTTTCCGCTCAACGATCTACCCCTCTCGGCGCAAGCAATGGGCGCAGCCATGGGTCTGTCCATCAGCCCCTAACAAACCTTAACAAATGTGATAATCCCGGCCAATACAGGGAGGGTGTCGCAATGGTTGAGACGGTTTGGGGAATGACGGACCTACAGATCAAGCTTTTCACCGCGATCGGGCAGATCCTTGTCGCGATAGCTGTCGGTTTCATTGCATGGCGCCAATGGAGCACCGCCAGAAACAAGCTGAAGGCGGACCTGTTCGACCGTCGCTACTCGCTCTATGTCGATTTCCTGCGAGCACTGAACCGCCTTCATGGCGGTGACGCAGACGCAATGCGCGAAGTGCAGCGGATCCTTGCAGAATCGAGGTGGCTATACGGCGAAAAGGTTGCCGATAAGCTGCGAAAGGAGGTCGCCAACCCATTCCAGGAGTTGGTTGCCTCAATGGACGCAAGACGGAAGCAAGCTGCAGCCGGGAATGAGGAAGAACTGAAGGCAAGGTATCAGGCAGCTCTTGGGGCCGCCTCGAAGGCTACTCTGGTGCTTCCAACCATCGTTGCGCCGCACCTCACTCTGCAGCACTAGAGTAGCTTTCTCCTGCCCACATCGCCTGCCGGAATCCCCGTCTGCCTCCGTGCAGCGCCTCCTGCAGGACGGCGGTGGCGCACTTGTGCGCCTTGATGTAGTTGCCCTTTCGCATTTTGGCCGACTTGGCCAGGCCGGCGAATGGCTGCCGCCGCTCCGGCCAAACCAGCTCGTGGGCTGCGTCGTAGATCACCAGGCGAAGGCGCCAGCGATCGGCGGGCTTGCCGAGGTCCAGCGGCCGCGGCCGCATTGCACGCACGTCCTTGGCCACCTGACGATAGGCAGCGAGGGAGAGCCGTGCGATCGCGGCGGGGCCCATCCTCGTCGCTACGGCTAGCGCGGTGTGCTTCTCCAGCGGATTGCGCATATAGCCGACCGCGCCGGCGATGTCGCTGCTGCCCAGCGGCGCCAAGGTGCTGCGGCCTTCAACGGGCATGCGGTAGCTCCCGCCGACCAGTAGGCGCGACAGCAGCTCCAGGACGTCGCCCTTGCCCTCGTCATCGAATCCATCCGGCGCTGCGCCGCGGCGCCGCTGGCCTGCACTGTCGTCCGCCGCCGCTGGAAGAACCGGTGCACGGCGGCACCAGGCATCCAGCGCCGCCGCCAGAGCACCGGCAGGATCCTGGCCAACGAACACTGCTGAGGATGCCCCGCAGCTGCAGCACTGAATCTGCGCGCCGCGCGGGAACAGGCCGGTCGGGGCGTCACCACAGCGGCCGCATTGGACTGGCGCGCTGCTGTCGAAGATGGCTCCGCGCGGCCCACAGTGTCGGCATTGGAGCTGCACAAGCTGCGACTCGCGGCCAGGCCAGCACACCCTCGCCTTGCCGTTGCAGTTGGCGCAGGACGGGATCTTCTTCCCCTTGAGGAACGCCACTTCGAGCTCGCGCGCGGCAGCGAGCGCATTGGTACCGACTGCAGTTTCGTTCATGGCGTCTGTACCTGGGTCTTCGTTGGTGCCGCTGCAGCGCGCGCGGCGCGCGCCTGGGCCAGCACCCGGGCATAGGCCTCGGGGTGCTGGTCCTCGAAAGCAGGGAGGGTTCCGCGGGCCCATTTCCCGCCGCCCAGTTGCTTCAGCCATCCATCTGTTGCACAGAAGCGGCGCGGATCCACGCCATGGGCCCGGACACCCTTCGCCGTCGTGAATCCATCGAGCTCGAGATCGGCCAGCACCTTCAGCGCGCCCACCTTCCAGGGCGTCAACTGCAGCGGCGCCGGCACGCCTGCGGCCACCTTCGGCACAAACTCAGGCAATTCACAGCGTTTGGTGGGGTTCCAGTCGAACCATGCTGTGGGTCCCCACTCGCGGAGATCGCCGGATGCGCAGTCCCATGGGGCGGCCTGGTGCAGGCCATGCCGATGCACCACGCGCTGAATCTGCTGCCCGGGCTCCGTCTTCCACCGGGCGGTGCAGCTGTCCGGGACCAGGACCTGTACGCCCAGCGCATCGAGCATCCGTGCGATGCCGTAGTTGGCTGCCGTCGTGCAGGGCACCAGCACGGCCCTGAAGTCCGGGCCCCGCTGGTCGGCGTTGCTCCAGTGCGCCGGCAGGATCTGATCGGCCACCTTGGCGTTGAGCTGCAGCTTTGCCTCAATGCCGAGCTGGTGCCCGGTGGCCTTCCACACAGCCAGGATGTCGAAGCCGGCCGTCTCAGGGTATATCTCCCAGCCTGCCGCCGCGGTCAGGCAGTCGATCAGGCACGTGCACAGGGCAGCCTCGGTTGGGAACCGCGCCTTGAGCTCTGCAGGTTTCATTGACCCTTCCTCGCGAATGCCTTGGCCATGCCGTCGTACTTGACGACGTCGGCAACCAGTTGGGAGTCCTGAGCGGAACGAGCAGCGCGCTCAGCCTCGCAGGCTGGGACTGGCAGCGCGCGGAGCTCCGCGAGGCGGGCACGTGCCTGGTTGACCTTGTCCTGGGCCCAGAGCGCCTTTGTCGCGAACGGCCGTTCCTTGGCCGGCCGATCAACTTTGGGCGGTCCGGCAGCCGAACACCGGCGCTCGATTTCCTGCAGCAGGGCGGTGGTGGACACCGCGCTGAGGTCGACGCGGGTGCCGGGCCTCCAACTGCTCATTGGGTTCCCTCAACGCTTCCCGGTGCCCGCCAGGTCACGCCGCTGACCGCATCACGCATCGTTTCCTCGGCAACGCAACATAGGCGGCTAAGTGACCGGATGCTGACCCCATTCGCTGCGCACCTTCTTGCTTCCTCAACCTGAACGGAGGTCAGCTTCGCCCAAGGCGTGGCCTCTCCCCTTCGAAATCTTCCCGTGTCCCGGTTCAGTTGGTTCTCGCTTGGCGTGACCCAGCGGAGATTCTTTACCGCGTTGTTGGATGGATTGCGATCGATGTGATCCGGGACCATTCCCTCCGGTTTTTCTCCAACGAATACCTCAAGGACTAAGCGATGCACGAACAGCCTCTCCTGGCGCTCTCCATGCTTGAGGTGGACTCTCGCGTACCCGCCTTTAGAGTGATCAGGGGACAGCGTGCGAGTTTTCAATCGACCAAGCGTGTCGACGCCAACACGCCGCACTGATCCGCGATCACTAACCTCGTAGCAGCCTTCCCAGCCCGGCACCGACGCCCATCGTTCTTCGTTCATGCGTTCCACCATAGTCAAAACAGTTCCTCCCTCCAGACACCGCCGGCGCCAGGCCACACGACCTTCACGCGCCAGAACGGGAAGGACTCAGCTGCGAACTTCACTTTCAGCTTCGCATCCTCTTCTGCCCAGTACCGTTCCCCCTTTCGACCCTTCACCTCATGGAGCTCGATGTGACCGTCCACATATCGCACGACGAAGTCGACCGTGAACCATGCACGCTTCGCCAGTCGTAGCTTTACTGACTCGAATGCCCACCAATCGACTTCACCAGCTGTCTTCAACGCGTCCAAGTACTGTGCGTATCGAGCCTCGGTTTTGTTCATTTCTCCTGCCGAGTGTTTCGCATGCCTGTCTAATCCAGGCCGCTTCTCCACCGGTGAGTGTTCCTGGTGCTCGGCCGGCCCGCGCTTAAGCGCGACTTGGCCAGCCTTGTGCACCAGCTGCTGCATGCCCTGCGGCATGTCCTCGATGCGGTTGTAGCGAAGTCCGCGATTGCTCATTGACCACCGTCCCGCGGCAGACCGAGCAGCCGTGCAGCGCGCGCTTCGAACGCCTCCAGCTGGTTTCGAACCCGGAGCTCGAACGCCGCATGTTCCTTTGTCACGTCCGCCAGCAGCGCGGCGCACTCGGCCTGCAGGAATGCCAGGCGCTGATCAATGGTGATCTGGCGGAGCTGAGTGCCCTGCCCCGCCATCGGTGACGCGGCAGCCATCGCGGCCGTGCCCCTGCCCGGAGCCGACGGCTGCAGGACCCGCGCCTGGCCAGCAGCGATCGACCAGGTCGGCTCGGCACGCCCGTAACGACGATTTGTCCTGTCGCCACCCTGGGTGACCAGTTGCTCGCCAAGCATGCCGCGCAGAATCCCGGCCACAGCCGCTGGGGTGATCGCCGCGCATTCCCGAGGGTGACCCATGGCCAGCGCCAAGGTTGTCATGCCTTCGTGCACTTCCGAAGCCGTCATCGGCTCGCTCGCCTGCTGCAGGGCATACAGCACCTGCTGCCGGTGGTAGTTGCGCAGTTGCTCCTGGTCGATCATCGATCCAGTCCTGCTGCTGCCATCTTGCCCGTCGCCGGCGGGTGGTCATCATTGCCGGGCTCTGCAGATCCCTTGCCGAAGATCTCCGCGATCTCGCGCTCAGCACGGCGGAGGGCTTCAGGGCTGGCCGGTACCGGCGTGGCCACCACGGCCTGGCCGAGGACCGCCACCGGCTCTTCCGGCAGCTTCCCGCCGCGCATCACGTATTCGCGCGCCTGGTCGTAGGCCTCGCGCAACAGGCGATCGCCCTTGTCGGCGCTCGACGTGCGGTAGCGATGGCCATCCAGGTACTGCCACACCAGGCGCGTGAAGCCATCCTGGCGGCCGGTGTCGTTGCGGACGGCGGCGAAGCTCGGCACGCCGAGGCAGCGCAGACGGAATTCCGGCAGGGTCGGTGGCCACGGGTCAGCCGAGGCGATGCTCGAGCCCAGGCCCGCAGCCAGCTGCTCACCGGTGAGCCCGGCAAGCCCCTTCGCCCACGTCGCGGCGGCGCCGCCGCTGGGATCCTCGCCGTAGGCGCTGGTCCAGCGGTAGCCGTAGATCTCAGCCATGCGCACCCACAGCGTTCGCGTAGCCCGGGCCGTCAAGGGCGCCTGCTGCGCCGGCGGCTGCGTCTGCCTCTGCAGCGGCGTCACGGAGCTCGTCCTCTTCTGCTCGACGTCGGACGCGTTCGGCAGCAGAGCCTGAATTGTTGGCATGATCGGTCCCCTCGGGTTTCGGTGTTACGGGCAGTGCCAGACCTGCAGCCATCGTCTGGCGCAGGGAGCGGTTGAGGTCGTGGCCGTCGGCGGCGAGCTGGCGGAATCGCGGCTGCAGCTCCAGCCAGCTGCTGATCGTCATCGGCTTGCCCAGCACACGGCGGTGCCGCACGAACCTGGCCAGGACTTGCGGGTCCAGACCCGCCGGCAAACGGGGGATGCCCATCAGCTCGCGCTTGACCTCGTCGGCGCTGAGCTGCGGCATCACCGCGTCGTCGTCGCGCGCCTGCGCGTTTGACGATTCAATGACCTTTACTGACCTTTCATGACCTTTAGGGTCCGTCTCGCGGACCGGTTGAGTACGCGAGACGGACCGGTCAGGTCCGCCAGACGTACCGGTCGAGTCCGCGAGACGTACCGGTCGTTCTTGCGTACCGGTATTTCCCGCGTACCGGTCGGCGCCTTCAGTCTCTTCCGACCCGTCCGCGACGCGTACCGGTTCGGCATCCGTACCGGTGTTCGTGGCGGACCGGTCAACCCCTTCGCCGCTCTCAGACCGGTCCGTCTGCCGCACCGGTTTGGATGGGCGCCGGGGCTTCGACGCGAATGCGTTCTTGTCCAGGCGGCTGAGGTTGAGGCTGTACCGGTTGCTGTACTTCGTCCCGCCGGCGTCGCTGCCGCCGCGGCGAATGGTCAGCACTTGGTTGTCTTCCAGCCACGCGATCGCGCTGAGCAGTGCTGTCTTGCTCAGGCAGGTCTTCTCGATCAGCGTGGTGAAGCCCGGGAAGGCCATGCCGAAGTCGTCTGCGTGCCACGCGATCGCCATCAGCACCGCCTTTGCGGGCGGCGGCATCTGCAGTGGCCAGCAGAGCTTCGTGATTTCGTTGCTCATTACGCAGGCCTATCCCGTTACGGGCAGCCCACGCTTTGGACGGCGTTGCCCCTGGTGGGCGCGCTCCAATCGCTCGGGCTGGTGCTGAAATGCGCGCGACCCTGTCCATGGACGGCACCTGGGCGCGGCTCCGGCGCCGGCGTGTTGAGGCGTTCCAGCTGGCCTGCGACGCGCTCCGTGGCGGCGGCACACTGCACCTGGGCGTCGAGCAGCTGCTGCATCAGCTCCTGCCGGCGATGCTCGGTAGGGATCGGGCGGACCTCGTAGCCGAGATCCGCGGCCATGGCCAGGAAGAGCTGGTGGCGGCCGAAGCGGCGCATCAGCGCCCACAGTTCGCCGATCTTGAAGAACTCGGCCTTGTTCGGATTGAGGCAGCTGTTGAACTTGGCAACAGCGCTGGTCCAGTCCTTCAGTTTCTCTTGGTCCCAGAAGCCGTTGTCCAGCAGGAACTGAATCATCGCGTTGCGGGTGTGTGCGTCGACCTCGCACGTGGCCTTCAGGGCCGCCAGTGCGTCCTGCAGCCAGGTTTCATCGATCCAGGGCATGGGAGTCCTCGGTAGTAAGGGCGGGTCCTCCGGCTGGCAGAATGGCGGTGCAACCCAACCCAAACACCAACCGGAGACACCCATGGCAGATTTGCAGCAACTTGCAATTGACTTTGACGGCTTCCAGCACCGCGTCCGCGGACAGTTCGAGGCGGTCGCTCAGGACATGCACGTACTCCATGGTGAGAAGGCAGCCATGGACCTATGGATTCATGCGCTGATCGCTACTCATCCAAACCCAGCCGCTCTGAAGGCTCGGGTCCAAGACCTTGTCGGACAGGTAGAGAAAGCGGGTACGCCAGACTGGGCGGTTCAGAGACGAGATTCCCTGACCCGGATGCTTCAGCGGTATGGCGCCTTCTTCGATCAGATTCATCCGGGGGTCTGATTTCCCCGGAGTTGTCGTCGAAAACCGGCGCCCAATGCCCTGGTCGACTCGGATCTCGAGTTTCGGCGGTAAACACCAGGTCCGATGCGCCGACATGCTTGTCGGCCATCGGCTTGCAATCGCCAGACATCACTCGGCACCTCCAGATGAACGTGGCACACCCTTGTTCGTAGGCATCAGTTGCCGACTACTGACAGAATCGACCCCCGCCCAAAGGACAATCTCCCCCATGACCCCATCCGAGCTGGAAGCCCGGTTCGCCCAATACGACGAACGAATCGCCGCCTTGGAGGCTGAAAAGCAGGCGAACAGCTGGTTCACGCTGGCCGTCATTGGCAGTCATCCCGACACAGAAATGCTGCTGGAGGTGGTTCGCGCCGCCATCCAAACACTGCGCGGCAAAACCTCGCCCGAAGCCCCAGCCGGCGTGGCCGCTGCGACCGTGCTTCGCCTGTTGGAGATCGAGCGTCAGATCCTGAAGGCGCAGCAGAGCCGCCAGGAGCTGGCGGAGGCGGCGGAAGCGGAGCGGCTGTTGGAACAGCAGCGCGCTGGTTCTGAGCAGGAACGCTAGACGCCGGCTGCCGCTGCTCCAGCGCGCGCACTCGGCGCTCCAGCGCTCCGATGCGCTTCAGCGCCGCGGTCATGACGGTCGGCGTGCTCGCAGGCAGCGCGTTCGACCGGCCTGCGGTATTGCGGCCGCTGTTCATCGCGCCCCCTTACCGAACACCACCAGAAGGCGGCCCCAGAATCCGACCGGCGGCGGCGGCGCTTTCGTCGCGGTCCGCATGGAATCTTCGTGCTGCTGGACGCGCCAAGCGCTGAGGTCGTCGACCTGGCGCTGGAGGTCCCGGACCTGGTTGCGCAGCGCGCGCAGCTCACGGATCTCACGCCCGTGGCCTTGGCCCTCCCCTTCGCGAGGATTGCTGAGGTGTCGACGGGCCATCAGGCTGTCTCCAGCGGAACGATGCGGCCGGCGTCCACGTCGCCGCTCGGTTCGGCGCGCAGTTCCATAACCGGATCCATAACCGGATCGGCCTGCGCCACCAGTTCGGCCGGGCCGCCCCGCTCCAAGCCTTCGAAGGCATTCAGCGCCTCGATCAGCTGCTGCAGGCTGGCGATCGTCGGGTTCGTGATCTGCCCGTGCGCCAGCTTCGTCAGCCACGAATAGCCGATGTCCGGGTTCTGCCGGGCGATCTCGGCGTACTTCCCTTCATGCGCACGCAGGCGCACCACGGTTTGATGCAAGAGGGTATCGGCGTCCATGAGTGAAGAAATAGCAAACTTTTGCTCATATTGGAAGCAATACTTTGCGAGCGGCGCTGAATACTCTGCTTGGATGGGTACCGATTCAAATTTGATCCTGGCCGATAACGTCCGTCGCCTCATGGAGGCTACCGGCGATTCTCAGGTGAAGGTCGCCAAGCGCGCAGGTCTGTCGCAGCGAAATGTGGGCAACGTGATGACCTATGGGACTACGCACGAGACGTCGCCAACGGTGAGGACTGTGGACGGGTTGGCTGCGGCCTTCGGAATCCCAGCTTGGCTTCTGTTCGTACCCGACGTCCCGCTAGAGCTTCTGGTGTCACCGCGGCTCTCCACTCTGATCAGCACCTACGTGAAGATCAGCGAGACGGGGCGGGAAACCGTTGATCGCGTAGCAAGCGCAGAGGAACGGTTCTCAGAGATCAGTAGCCCGCAGGGCAAGAAGTCCGCCTAACCTCTCCTTCCGACAAGGAACTGTCGTGTCAATCAAGTGCACCCTAGGATTGGTCGCCTGCCTCACATACGGAGGCGCATCCGTTACCGCCCAGGATGCAGTGGACGTGCTGGATAGCTGCGAGCTGGTCCGTAGCGCGCCGCGGGACTCCCTCATTGAGTCGATCGCCGACTCGATTGCGGCGAAGACGGGCAAGCGAATCACATGGCCCGCGGGGTCAGGAACTCCCGTCAAGCGCCAGGCAATCTTGCGGGAATGCGCTGCCTTTTCCCGGAAGTTCAACGACGACACCGCGTGGAAGAACCTCGATAAGTGGCCCTTCTGAGTAGCCCTCCCGAGGATTAAGCAAACTTTTGCTTGACACGTTAATTATTGCGCAATACTTTGCTCAACATCCCAAGCACGGATGGTTGAGCACATGTCTGCACTGTCTTCGTCGCTGTACCTGGCACTGGGGGCTCTTGGAGCCACCGGCGTCGGCGCCCTCTTCTCCCCATCGTCCCCTTCCACAGACGATCCCGGCCAGGCCGTCCGGGCACCAGCTGCACTGGTGATCACCAGCCCGCGCATCTGCGCGGCGCTGGAGGTCTACACCCTGGCCAACGAGAACGACTGGGGCCTGCGTACCACCATCGCGCAGGCCGTGCTCAACGGCTTCAACGAGGCCGGCCGCGTGCCGGACTGCGCCGCCGGCGTGTCAGCCGCGCTGGCCAAGGACTTCTCCCCCTACCGCTGGCAGCTCGCGCTTGACGCTGTCGACGCCGTTGTCGGCGGTACCTATTCCGTTTCCCCCGACGCCTGCGCCCGGGCCAATACCGTCGTCCCCCTGTCGACGGGTGAAGCCACCTCCCCTGTGGTGGCCCGGGCGCAGTGCGTCATCTATGACCTGGCTTTCCTGGAGGTGCACTGATGGCCTTCACCGAACGCCGCTGCCGCATCTGCGGCTGCACCGAGCTGCAGGCCTGCCGCGGCGGCTGCTCCTGGATCGACAAGGATCTCTGCAGAAGCTGCGGCGAGGCTGCCAGCCACACCGCGCCCGTCGTCATGGGGCAGCGCCTGCTGATCGCCGGCAGGGCCATCAAGCTGAGCCGCACCGAGACGCTGGTCATGCAGACGCTGATCTCGGCGTCGGACCGCCTGGTCGAGATCGGCACGCTGCATGCCGCGATGTATCCGGACAGCAAGCCACCGTCGCGTGAATCCAACGTCCTGCAGGTGCTGGTGTCGCGCGTGCGCCGCAAGCTCGCCGCCGAGGGATTCCAGCACGCGATCGAGACCATCCGCCTGCGCGGCTACCGCTTCGTGATGCCTCAAGGGGGTGCCGCATGAGCGCCGCTGCTGAAGTGCTGGCGGCGAAGCTGGCCGGCCGCTGTGCAAACGGCCTCGAGCGGGGACAGGGCACCAACCTGCACGCGATCCCGTCCTCGCAGGTGCGGCGCCATGGCGGACATGTCGAAGCCACCGGCAAGGCGCTGTGCGGAGCAGCACCAGGCCGCCGATCCGTGGGCTGGACCGCCTGCGAATCGCATCCTGTGACCTGCCCTCGCTGCCAACGCGCCCTCGCGCGCGGCAAAGGCGGTGCCGCATGAGCCGCAGCGGATACAGCGACGACTGCGACTCCTGGCCGCTCATTTGCTGGCGCGGCGCGGTTGCTTCCGCACTTCGGGGCAGGCGGGGTCAGCAGTTCCTGGTGGAGCTGCGAGAAGCACTCGACGCGATGCCAGAAAAGCGACTGATCGCCGAACAGCTGCAGGACAACACCGGCTGCCACTGCGCGCTTGGGGTGATCGGTTCCAAGCGTGGCCTGGATATGACCGGCCTAGACCCCGACGACCGCGCGGCAGTGAGCAAGGCGTTCGGTATCGCCGAAGCAATGGCAGCGGAGATCGTTCATGAGAACGACGGCGAGTGGCGATGGGACAACGAAACGCCTGAGCAGCGATGGACGCGCATGCGCGCGTGGGTCGACCAGCACATCACTGAATCGGAGGCCGCATGAACGCGGAAGACATCATCGCCGAGGCCACGGCAGTGCTGTTCCGGCGGGTGCTGGCCATTGGTGGCACGGCCGGCTTCTTGGTGGGCGTGGCAGTAGGGTTCGGATCCCGGGCGGTGCTGTCATGAACCTGGTGACCATGAACGTCGACGCGGAGATCGACCTCGATGACCTGGTCGGGAACCTGGGGCCTCTCAGCAGGGACTACCTGGCCCGCCTCCTGAAGGTTGAAGGCGAAGCCGCGCGCGCGCCAGATGGCCGCAGCTTCGAACAGATCATCGAAGCTGCGTTCTATGAGACGCGGGCAATGCCCTCAGTACCGCGGGCACTGGCCGACCTCTTCTGGGTGGTGCACGGGAGGGCCATGTCATGACGGCAGACCTGCACCTGCTGGGCCACGGCCTCGACGCGATCCTGCAGCACGACCTGGACCGCATGCCGCCGGCGATCACCCCCGCAGCGCGCGTGCAGCGCTACCAGCGCGCGGTCTCCATCGCACCGCCGGACCAGTGGCGCGCGCTGCGGATCCGCTTCGGCACGATCTTCCAGATCGCCTGGCGCGCGGGGATGAAGCCCGACCTGGCCACCTGGGCGCGGAAGTTCCAGCGCATCGCCGAGGCCTGCCGTCCATGAGGCTCTTCCACGTCCACATCCCGGGCGTGGCTGGACCGCACAGCGTCATCGCAGAAGCCGAGCAGGCCGCGATCGACGACGCGCTCTACACCCTGGGCCTTTCCGAGCTGCCCGAAGGCAGCAGCGTCACCTCTGAACAGACCGGAGACACCTGATGTTCTTCCGCAACCTCACGATGTTCACCTACCCGCAGCTGCAGATGTTCGACTGGCAGGACGGCCTGAAGGCGAGCGCTCTGAAGCCGGTAGGCCCCCTGGAAATGTGCTCCGCCGGCTTCATTTCGCCGTTCGGCCGCGAAGAGAAAGAGCTGCTGTCGCACGAGATCGGCCGCTGCATGTGGATGGCCATCGGCGCCGAAGAGAAGATCCTGCCGCCGGCGGTGGTGAACAACCTGCTCGAGCTCAAGCTGCTGGAGATCGAGGAACGCGACGGGCGCCGCCCCGGCGGCCGTGAGCGGAAACGCATCAAGGACGACCTGCTGCACGAGCTGCTGCCGCGGGCCTTCGTCCGCCCGTCCCGCACGGATCTCTACCTGGACCACCAGCGCGGCGTGGTGTTCGTCGACACCAGCAGCCGCAAGACCGGCGAGGCCGCCATGAGCCAGCTGCGCAACGTGGTCGGCAGCTTCCCCGCCCTGCCCCTGAACGCCGAGGTTTCGCCACGGGCGATTCTGACCGGTTGGGTTGCCGGTGAGCCCCTGCCCGACGGCCTCAGCCTGGGCGAGGAATGCGAGCTGCGCGATCCGGTCGAGGGCGGCGCAATCGTTCGCTGCCAGCACCACGAACTGCGCTGCGACGAGGTCGACCTGCACCTGGAGACAGGCAAGCAGGTCACCAAGCTCGCCCTGGTGCTGGAGGACCACCTCTCCTTCGTCCTCGGTGACGACCTGATCGTCCGAAAGCTCCGCTTCCTTGACGGCGCCGTGGAGCAGTTGCAGCACGGGGATGAAGACGGCCGGCGCGCCGAGTTCGATGCCCGCTTCGCCCTGCAGATCGGCGAAGTCGGCCGGCTCTACGACCTGGTCCGCGAGCACTTCCGCCTTACCACCTACGCATGAGGTCTCCATGAATCCGCATCTTCTCGGCACTGGCCGCTTCTCCCTCGACGTCCTGCTGCCCGCCCTGCTGGCCCAGCCGAAGCGCGCTGCGAGCGCTGTCCCTGTCCGTCGCATGCCGGCACGCCACCGCACCACCTGGGCACCGGCCGGCGGTGGCCGGGCCGAACGTGCTCGCCGCCTGCGTCAGATCGAAGCCGGCACCTTGACCACTGCCGGCGGCTTGGTCCCGACCTACAGGGGCGAGCAGCCGTGAGCCGCGTGCGCGCCTTCATCTGCGCCCTGTTCGGCTGCGCCCGTGACTGGCCGGATATGGAATCGTGCGGGCGCTGCGGCAGCTACATGGATCTGCAGGCGCCGCCGCGCACCATGGGCCGCCGCGTATTGGATCGGCTGGCCACCGCACTGATCCAGCGCGGCACCCGCACCCCCTACTTCCACCTGGCCAACGCCGACGGCACGCCGTACATGGATCGATTCTGGCTGCTGCGCATCGGCCGCGCCGGCGTCGACGACCGTGGCCAGCCCCGGCCTTGGCTGGCCCTGCGCCTGCACCACATCCGCAGCAGCGACCACGGCGGCATCTTCCATGATCACCCCTGGTCATTCTTCAGCCTGATTCTGCGCGGTGGGTACTTCGAGCATCGGCCCTTCGACGGGCCGCTGCCGGCGGTACCGGACGCGGTGCCGTCGGCGATCGCAGAGGAACCGTATTCGTCGACCTGGTACGGCGCTGGCCAGCTGCTGTTCCGGCGCGCCGAGGGCTGGCATCGCATTGCCCTTGTCGAGGACCTGCAGGCCGAAGGCACCTGGACCCTGGTGCTGACGCTGCCGCCGCGCGCCTTCAGCTGGGGCTTCCGCGTCCGCGGCCAGAAGATCGAGCACCGCGAGTACTTCCGGAAGGAAGCCGTTCGGCAGCGCGCGCGGCAGCAGATCCACGCACCGAAGCGCTCGGAATGGAATCCATGAGCCATGCCGCGGAAGTCACACCCCAACGCGCGTCGGCCCTGGACGGCCGACGAGGACGAGACGCTGCGGCTGAACTGGCCGCGGTTCCCCGCCTTCCTGATCGCCCATGTGCTGAAAAGGCCGAAGACCGCGGTGTATCGACGGGCATCGGCGCTTGGCCTGCAGAAGGCAGACGACTTCCACACACAGCCACTGGCGTCTCTATGGAACGGGACACAGGAACCGGGATCGATCGCGGCGCGCTTCAAGCCCGGCTATGTGGCGCCGAACAAAGGGCTGCGCCGACCTGGTTGGTACGCCGGCCGAATGCGCGAAACCCAGTTCAAGAAGGGTCGGCCGGCGAGCGAGGCGCGCAACTACGTGCCGATCGGGACCGAGAAGGTGGATCCGAAACGGAAGGTGCTGATGCGCAAGGTCACCGACGATCCAGCCATCTTCCCGACCCAACGCTGGCGCCCAGTGCACGTCCTGGTCTGGGAGGTGGCAAACGGCCGGGTACCGGAGGGACACATTGTGGTGTTCCGGCCCGGGATGAAAACGCTGGTCGCCGCCGAGATCACTGCTGATCGCCTCGAGGCCGTAACCCTCGCAGAGAACATGCGGCGCAACAGCTACCACAACCGGTACCCGCCGGAACTGAAAGAACTTGTCCACCTGAAGGCGCGAATCACCCGCCGGGTCAGGAGGCGAACCAAGGAGCAAGAAGATGAAGAACAAGGTCAGTGACGTCCGCGATCACCTGGTCGCCATGCTCGAACGCCTGGGCGACGACGATCTGAGTGCCGAACAGATGGGCCAGGTCATCGAGCGCGCCAAGGCCTCGACCATTGTGGCCACCACCTACATCGGCGCGGTGAAGGTCGAGCTCGACGCAATCCGGTTGGCCCATGAAACCGGAAACCTGACCGCGGCAGTTGCCGAGCCCCAGCAGCTCCCCACGTTGCCACCCGGCCAGAGGCGCTGACGATGACCGCCAAACGACCCACACCGACCATCGGCTGTGACATGGCAACGGGCCCTGACCTCACCTCCGTCGCGGAGATCGTGGACGGCAAGGTCATTAACGTCCGCCATCTGCCTCGCCAAGACCCGCTCACAAAAAAGTCGGAGGTGCTCCAGGTGCTGCAGGCCGGCGGCCGCATCGCCGCGGGCCACCGGCCCGGCCTGTTGCAGCTGCTTGGCGCCGACGACAGCCCAATACCCGCGTGGCAAACCGCCCTGAAGGCCGCCCAGGCCTCGACCGCACAGTCCGGAGATCACCATGAACCGCAGTGACGTCCTCCCCCGCTTCCTCGCCGATACGGCCAGCCACGAGCTCCGGATCGTGGTCAACGATGGCGTGCACCGGCACCTGCAGTTCCGTCGCCCGGGAACCTATTGCTACGGCTTCGACATCGTCACCTGGCCCGGGCACCTGGCGATCTCCGGCGACATGGGCACGGCCGTCTTCAGCCGCCTGCACGACATGTTCGAGTTCTTCCGCGCCAAGCCGGCGGAGCACGAAAAGGCCGGCGGCCTGTTCGTGAACGATGGCTACTGGGCCGAGAAGTGCGTGGCCAACGACGGCGCGAAGCAGGAATTCAGCGCGCGCCTCTTCCGTGACCTGGTGACGCGACTGTTCAAGGAACACGTCGAGGAACGCGTGGACCCAGACGACCTGGCGGATCCGGACACGTCGGCGCCGGAATGGGTGGCCCGGCTGTGGCAGGAGCTCGAGCTCGAGGTGCTGAGTGAGTCGGAAGACCACGATGCCCTGAGCAACGCTATCAGCTCGATGTCGGACTTCAAGCCGAGCGACCCCGACTACAGCGACTTTCAGATCACCGACGCCTGGGAGTACGCATCGTCCCTGCAGCAGTACACGTTCCACTTCGTATGGCGCCTGTACGCGATCGCTCGAGCGGTCCGCGCCTACGACGATGCTGCCGGCGCTGCCGAGCCAACCGGCCTGCCCAGCGACATTGCCGCGCCGGCACCGCTCGCGGAGGCCGCACATGCGTGAGCGTCCCATCCATTTCACCGACCCCATGGTGCGCGCGCTCGTGGCCGGCACGAAGACGCAGGCGCGACGGGTCTGCAGACACCAGCCTCATGTGACGGTCACTGATACCTACGGCGTCGCATGGCCAGACGGCAACGGCACCGATACGATCACCGCGGGAGGCGCTCCGGGCTGCTACCTCGATCGATCGCCCTATCGGGTAGGCGACCGCCTATGGGTTCGCGAGGCGTTCTACCCAGTCCACTCGACCACAGATGGGCGAATCATCGAGGTGGACTATCGCGCGGACTACAGCCGCGGATCCCGTATGGGCGATTACCTCGGCCTCGAAAGGAAGTGGCAGCCCGGCGTCCGCATGCCTCGTGAGGCTTGCCGCCTCACGTTGGAGATAGCCGCAGTCCGCGTGGAGCGGCTGCAGGAAATCAGCTACCAGGACGCCTACGCCGAAGGTATGCGACGCCCGCCCGGACTGCGCGAATGGAGCGCGGGCGATGGAAGCGGCTTGCACGCCACACCACAACTGGCCTTCGCCCACCTGCGGAACACGGCCTGCGGCGACTGGAACAGCAACCCCTGGGTCTGGGCCATCACCTTCAAGAGGATCGAAGCATGAACGACGTCAACAAGGCCTGCTCCTGCCCGAGCGGTGACGGCTCCCTGCGTCACCCGTGTCCGGTCCATCCGCCCCTGGCGGATGTGCAGCCCGGTGGGAGGGTGAGGCTGGGGGATCAGGCCGAGCGGGCGCCGTGGCGCTCGATGGACACGTGCCCGCGCGACGGAACCGTGGTTCGTCTGCGGTGGGGTGAAGACCATGTATCGCCAGGCTGGTGGTCTGCGCCGGTGGCGCCGGTGCAGAACGACGATGGAACCTGGCCGACCGATACGGGTGGATTCCCCTGGGCATTCATTGATTTCAACAACGGATCCGCGTTCATCAACCATGCCGTAGACACTCAGTGTGGGCCGACGCATTGGGCTCCCTATGTCGCCCTATCCGCCCAGCCCTCCCAGGGTGGTCAGGGGGATGCGCTTTTGGAATCGCTGGTCGCCCGCTGGCGCAGGGACGCCGACGAGATTGGAATCAGCGACAACACGCTCTGCCAGAAGATCGCGAACTGCACCATGCGACACGCGGCCGAACTGCAGGCCGCCCTCGGCGCCCGCCAGCCGGTGGCTGGACTCTCATGGGCTGACTACTGGTTGGAGCGCGGACAACCCGACGTGGCCCACGACTTCGACGCGTTTTCTCGCGCTGAGGCTTGGGCGCTCCAGCGCTTCCCAAGCGCCGGCCAACCGGTGGGGCAGCTCTCCGATGCCGAGATCGACGCGCGCCTCAACACCCTGTACCGCGACTTGGTAGCCAGCGGCCAGCACAACGGCGGCATGTCGGGCGTTGCGTGGGACCGGTCCGTCTATCGCATGGCATCGAGCCAGCCCGCGCCGGCAGTGGACCTCGGGGAGTTCCTCCCAGCCGTGCGCATGCTGGTAGTGAGCGCCCGCACCTCGGGTGGCACCGCTGGGCGTGACGCTCACCTGTGTGAAGCGCTCGACCGCGTAGAGGCGCTGTTGCCGAACGTCGACAGCCAGGCGGTGGGCAAATGAGCCTCCCCTACGAGAACGCAACCAGCGGCAACAACGCGATCAATGACATCCAGAAGATGCTGCGGTCCTTCGGGTGCCAGCGCTTCGCCACCGGTGAGGACTACGAGACCGGCGAACTGTTCATCCAGTTCGAGCACCGCGGGCGACAGGTGCAGCTCAAGGCCAGCGCGCGGGGCTACGCAGCCGCCTGGTTGCGCGAGCACCCTTACGGCCCCCGGATCCGGGCCACTCGAGCCGAACACGAAGCCAAGGCGCTCAAGATCGGCGGCGTGGCCGTCTACTCGATCCTGCGCGACTGGGTGAAGGGCCAGGTCACGGCAATCGAGATCGGCATGCTGACGTTCGAGGCCGCATTCCTGTCGCACATCCTGCTGTCAAGCGGCCAGACGGTGATCGAGCACGTGCAGCAGCAGAAACTCCTGCCCCAAGAGGCCGATCATGGCTGACCCCATCAAGGTAACTGTCACCGACCCCACTACGGGCGAAGTCCTGCAGGAGCGGATCCTCGTGAACGACTATGCGGTGATCTGCGCCGGCGACCGGTACGTCAAGAGCGTTCAGATCATGGGTTCCACGCACATGATCGCCGTCGCGAAGGAGAAGCCCAATGGCTGACCCAGCAGCGCGCGCCAACGCCACCGACCACAACATCCACCCAGATCTGGCCATGGAATTACGCGCGATCGCGGCGGTACCCATGGATCTCCGCCGGCCGGCGCTGCGGCGCCTGGCCGCGCGGATCGGCACCCGCGCTATGGCCGACCTGTTCGGCGAGTTCATTGGCCTGGCCAACCAGGTCGCTCGCAACGCCCGCGAGCAGGCCGAGGACCTGCTGGTGCTGCAGGGCCACGTGTGGCCGCACGAGGCCGAGCGCGTCAACATGCCCTGCATCCTGGGCGCGCTCAACGGCATTGTGCTGGCCGCCGGCATCGACCCTGGCCCGCTCTGCGGGGGCTGTGCGTTCCGTGCCGGCACCGTGGCCAACCAGTGCCTCCCGACCACGGAGGACGCCGACTACTGCTCCACCCCGGGCGAGCGCCCCTTCCTCTGCCACGAAGCCGTCGACGAGCACGGCAACGCCATCAGCGCCTGCCGCGGCTTCGCCCAGCGGCGTGCCGCCTTGAATGCTGCCGAGCGCAGCACCGAACACCAGGAGCCCGACGCATGAATACCTTTGACCGCGTTCCCGTGCACTACCACGTGCACCTGGACGTCGCCGGCGCACTGATCAACATGACCGACCGGGATCTGGACGGACTTTTCCAGCGCAATCCGTCTGGGGAGCCACTGACTGCCGCTGAAGCTCGTCGGGTGCTGACCGACCACCTGGCCAACGGCCGCCACGTCATCCCCCTCGCTCCCTGTGAGGGTTTCGACTACAGCGGTACCGGCTGCCCGGGCCACCTGGCAGAAGCTGAGGCAGACCATGGCTGATACAGGCACTGCCGACGGCACTGCCACCCGGATCCTGCAGCTGCTGCAGGAGGGGCCGGGCCTGGCCGGCGAGCTGGCCGCCGAACTGCAGCTGCCTTCGAACCGGGTCAGCAGCTACCTGCACCAACTGGCCAAGACCGGCCGCGTGCGACGCGCGCCCTTCCACGGCCCTGACGAACGCCCGTCAGTCCTCTGGAGCCTGCAGGCGGTGTCCCATGAGTAGCCACGCCCCCTCAGCGCGAGGATTGTCGAGGGGCGCATCCCCCGCGAATCTGCGCCCGGTCCGATTCGTCACGCTCAAGCAGTTCGAGACGCTGACCGGCTACACGGTCGACGCGGTCAACTCGAAGATCAAGCGTGGTGACTGGCTGGAGGGCGCCGTGTTCCACAAGGCGCCAGATGGAAGAAACCTGATCGATTTGGAGGGGTACGAAACGTGGGTAATGCACGGCAAGGCGGGGTGAGGCCAATCACCAAGGTCAGCATCGAGATTGACTTCCGGTACCGCGGCAAGCGCTGCCGGGAGCGCATCAAGCTGGCTCCCACACCGCGGAACCTGCGGTACTGCGAAAACCTGCTTGGCCAGATCAAGATCGAGATCGAGAAAGGCACCTTTGACTACGCCGCACACTTCCCCGACAGCAAGCGGGCGGTGCAGGTGGTGGCCAAGCCGGCCGCCCTGGACACACTGGAGCAGGTGCTGAAACGTTGGCTGGCGCTGAAGGAGCCGGAGCTCGAGCACAGCAGCATGATCGGGTACCGCCGGATCGTGAACAACATTCTGGTGCCGCGCTGCGGCGCGATCGCCTTGCGCGACTTCGACCGCCTGGCGGTAAAAGACCTGGTGGCTACCTTCGACGAGTCGACCTCGGCCAAGCGCATCAACAACGTGCTGGGCCCCCTGCGCGGCGCCCTGGACGAGGCGGTGGCCGACGACCTGATCGCTACCAACCCGCTCGACGGGTTCAAGGTGAAGCGCCGTGCAAAGGCAAACGCCCGGGAAGAGGTGGATCCGTTCACCCCGCTCGAGGTGCAGGCGATCCTGGCCGCGTGCCGCGAAGACCAGGTGCGCAACTACTGCCAGTTCAACTTCGCCACGGGCCTGCGCACTTCGGAAATGATCGGTCTCTGCTGGTCGGACATCGACTTCCGCAGCGGCAAGGTGAAGATCCGTCGGGCCTGGGTGATGGGGCAGATGAAGGCCCCCAAGACCGAGTCCGGCGTGCGCGAGGTGCAGCTGCTGCAGCCGGCGATTGATGCCCTGAAAGCCCAGCGTGCCCATACCGCCACTGCCGGCGAGTTCGTCTTCCACGATCCCAGGACGAACGCACGGTGGGGGTCGGATCAGAGCATCCGCGCCGGTGAATGGCAGCGCGCGCTGCGCAAGGCCGGGGTCCGGTACCGGTACCCGTATCAGATGCGCCACACCTTCGCCTCCCAGGCGCTCAGCGCCGGCGAGAACGTCATGTGGGTGGCGAGGCAGATGGGCCACCGCGACTGGACGATCACCGCCAAGAAATACGGCCGGTGGATCCCATCGATGGTCCCCGATGCCGGCGCCAAGGCCGCCGCGGTCTGGAGCCCGCTCACGGCCCCCCTGCCCCGCAGCCTGCTGCTGGATGGCAGCGGCGACTGAACCGATTCGCTGGCAACCCTGGCCACGCGTGACTGTTCAGGAAGATTGCCGTAACATTCGCGTCGTTGGGCAGGGTCCTTTGCCAGCTTTTGGTCAGCTTTGGACCCCAAAGCCTTGCAGCACTTGAAGAAACCGGGGGTGCATTGGTTTCGACGGGGGTTGTGAAGTCGCCTGGCGCATGCCGAGGGGGTAGCTTTCCTCGTAAATCCAGCTGCAAAACTCTAGTTGCCAACGACGACAACTACGCTCTGGCCGCTTAAGGCCTAAGCCTCGAAACCGCTTGTGTCCATGCTCGCGGTGTAGAGTCACTATCATGGAATCGCGCTGGATGGCTGCCTGTCAGTCCGGCACTAGAACACAACAGGCTGGTTCCCGGATGCGCTTTGCGCACCGTGCTGTTCGGGGACGAGATCCAACGGTGAGCTAAGCATGTAGTGCTGGGGATGGAGTGCCTTCGGACGGCGGTTCAATTCCGCCCACCTCCACCATTTGCCGGTCCAGTCGGGACCAAAACGAAGCCGGAACCCGAGGAAATCAAGGGTCTCCGGCTTTTTTTTGTCCAATGTTGCCCAGGTTCCCATTGCAGGCCGTACGACCTCGGGGCACATCCAGCGCCTGGAATGCGTCGCTTAGAAGTACTGCAAATCTTAGAGGAGAGGCAGCCTATTGCCGCTCCATCGTTGGCCGTCCACCGGCAGGCCAGGCGATGCGATAGGCCAAGACATCGCCAGCAGCGACCGTCAAGTTCTGGAACGTTGAGACGTTCTGGCAAAGACCGCCACCGGCTTCAAGCTTCAGGAAGTAAGTTCCAGGCACCACGTGCATGCTGACCGATTCGCCTGGCTTCAACGCAACGACCTTCTGGTTGTCTATCAGGATGTCGAACGAGCAGCCACCGCCCGCAAATCCTTTATCACGAGTCACGTTGATTGTGGCAGAGCGATCGGGACTGCTTTCAAGGTAACTGGCGTCGTACAACCGACCGGCTGACACAGCCTTCGCTGTCCCCGGGGCTACTGCCGTTGAGGAACATCCGGTGGCGAGTAGGACCAAGAACCCCAGAGCCGAAACCTTCTTCAT